TTCCGTGCAGCGATTGTACGAAGCTGATCGTGCAGTGCGGCATCGGTGAGGTGATCAGCCCACCACCGGGCGAGACCGAGCCGTGGGCGAGTGACGCCGCGTTCTCGATCAAGATGCTGACCGAGGCCAGCATAGTGATTACCTACTGCGAGGTTCAGACGTGATTATAATCCTGGCGCTGCTTTGCCTGGTCGAAGTCGGCCTGATCTACCTGATCCTGGAGGACTGATGCTGCACTGTCAGAGCTGCGACGAGAACGAGGCTCGCTACGTCAACCGCGACGGTCGCGTCACGTGCGGCCTGTGCGCGCTGCCGGACGGCGTGCGGATCAGCGACGTGCCGGTACTAGAGCGAATCATCGTGGAGCGCGCGTGCGAGATCTGCGACGTCGATTCGCGCGCCCGAAACCGACTGCGAATCGCCGCCGAGCAACTATTGATGGCTCATCCACCGCAGGCTGACGAGATGAGTCCGACAATGCAGGAGATGATCGACGTAGAGGTAGCCAAGCTGCGATGAGGGAGGCCGACTATCGTCGTCGCGTCGTCAAGCTCCTCGCGCCGCTCGCCGCGTTCCCGGTAGAGAACACTACGAGCGACGGTGCTCCAGACATCGCGACCACCCTAGGGTGGATCGAGATGAAGGTCGCCACCATGCCGGCGAGGTCCGGCAGTCGCGTGGTGATCCCACTGCGCAACAGTCAACGCATCTGGCTACGGGGATGGGCGCGTCATGGCGGGCGAGCTTGGACGCTGACCGTGTTCTCCGACGAGGAGACTTGGCTCATGCACGACGGTGCGTGGGCGTCTGAAAATCTCGGTGAAGTCGTCTACGACGTACTGCTACAGCACGCGATCGGCACGTGGACAGGTGGACCCACGTCTGAGGAACTCATCAACGTCATGCGAGGAGAACAGACGTGAGGATCAGGTACTGTCTCGACACGAAGGAGAGAACGTTCAAGCGCGCCACCGACGGGGCGTCGGGGTTCGACATCGAGGCCGACGAGGAGGGAATCGTTCGGCCCAGCGAGCGCACGATGGTTCACACCGGGCTCTATCTAGAGATGCCTCGTGGCGTGGAGGGACAGGTTCGCAGCCGCAGTGGCCTGTCCATCAAGCGTGGCGTCGTCGTGTTGAACGCGCCCGGGACCGTCGACAGCGACTACCGCGGTGAGGTGTGCGTCGTTCTGATCAACACGGACAGGATCGAGCCGTTCAAGTTCGTACGCGGCGATCGCGTCGCGCAGCTCGTGTTCTGCCCGGTGATCCCATTCGACGCCAGCGAGTTGCCGCTCGACGCGGACGACTGGATCTTCGAGCGCGTAGCCTCGAAGTCGGCGCTGACCACGACACACCGGGCAGATGGTGGGTTCGGCAGTACAGGTGGATTCGGGAGCACCGGCAAATGAGCCCGGGTGACGTGCCAGTCACGGTCCATCAGACGGGCGTCCGGTGGGTTCTCAAGTGCAGCACACCCGGGTGTCAGACGCGACTGGACCTCGATCTCGAGCACATCGGTGCAGATCAAGTCGCCGAGTTTCTCGAGAGTCGCGTAGCCGTGCACCTGCGATGCATCGCGATCGAGCTGGGCTGGACCGAGGAGGATGAGTGCCCTGGGTGTCGGAAGCGCCGACGCTTGATGGAGATCGGCGTCGATCCGGTGCTGGACTCCCTCGGCGAATACATTGACAGTGTGAAGGTCGATCGCTTCCCAGCGGCGCCAGACGTCGAAGACCTGAACAGCGACCCGCGCGAGTGGACGGGATCATCCGTCCCGCGTGCGCAGCGAGACAAGTGGAACGGAGAACCGAAATGAAGCGCATCTTGAGCATCGTGAAGACCGGACCCGCGTTCAACCGCAGCCGCAGCACCGTCGAGGACGACGAGGAGTCGTCGGAAGAGGACGAGGAGGAAGGTGACGAAGAGGAGGACGATGAGGCGCTCGACGAGGAGTTGCCCGAGCCGGACGAAGACGAAGACATCGATCCCGGTGAGGCGCAGGCGTGAAACTCGTATCCCCGCTAAGGAGGCAGTGTGAGACTCGACGTTAAGGTCCAGGACGACGCTGGTCGCGCACGCGTGCTCGTGCTCGACGGCACGAAGGTCCTCGGCATGATCAACGTGCCGTGGGGTGACTACGCCGAGATCAGCCGCCGTCTCTTCACCTTCGTGCTGAACATCACCTTCGACGTGGTGAACAAGCGACTCGGCGACATGCTGTGGACGCATGCGCAGCTGGTGAGTGACCACAGCGCCGAGCTGGCGAAGAAGCGACTCGCCGATCTGGAGTTCACGACCAAGACGATCGAGCGGTTTAGCGAGGAGCTGAGCAAGTCGATCGTCGAGGCACTGATCGAGAGGATGCCGGCGCATGAGTGAGGGCAAGTGAAGTACCTCGAGCTGGAGCTGGCGTCCGCGAAGGCTCGGGATCCCGAGCGCTATTGGACCGATCCGGAATGGCTCGGGGAGGAGAAGCTGGATGGATGGCGCTTCGCGCTTCACTTCGGTGGCGCTCTCGATCGCCCTTACCTCACCGGGCGACGCCACAGCACGGTCACCGGCTTCCTAGCTGAGCGCGGTCTCAACGTTCGGCCCCTGTGGCCGAGCGGCCCACTACCCGGGTACACCGTCGTTGACGGTGAGATCTTGCCACCGGACGGCGCGGACTTTCGCGACCTGAGCTCGATCGTCGGGCGCGTCTCACCGGAGGACGCAGCGGCCGCGATCGAGCGGCTCGGTCCGCCGCGCTACGTGGTCTTCGACGTGCTCTTCGCCGACGGGCAAGACGTTCGCGGGCTGTCGCTCCTCGAGCGTCGCGTCATCCTCGAGGGCGTGAACTGTTGGGAGCTGATACCCCAGACTTACGAGAAGCACGGCTTGTACGACCGCGTCTGCGCGGACGGCGGCGAGGGCGTCGTGCTGAAGAACATCTGCGCACCGTACGGTGAGTCGGGCGCGTGGATCAAGGTGAAGAAGACGGTCACGCTCGACGTCGTGATCACCGGGTTCACGGAGGCGAAGCCCGGGAAGTTCGCTGGTCTCATCGGCGCTGCGCTGGTCTCCGTCCATCTGCCCGGTGGTGTGACTGTAGAGATCGGGAAGGTCTCCGGCATGGACGACGCGACGCGCGCGCACATGACGGTCGCGCGAGAGCAGTGGCTCGGCCGCGTGATCGAGGTGCGCTGCGCCGGATGGGCGAAGGAGCGGCTCTGGCATCCCGTCTATGTGCGGCGCCGCGACGACGCCGATCCGCGAACGTGCACGTACGAGAAAATGATGCGCGACCTCGGACGGGGTTCGGAGGACAGGCCGCACGACGGCGAGCAGCTGGATCTGTTCTGAATGCTGTGGAAGGAGACACACCGTGGCGATCAGCGCGGGCGCAGGCTCGCCGACCGCCACTACACGCGCCCAATCCACTCCTACGGTCTTCCGCAGTGGATCCGACCGGGATGGACACAGGTACTATACCTAGAGCAGAAGAACGGTCGCGCCGCGGTGTTCGTGTGGTGGCGTCCTGTTTGGGAGAGTGGGATGGCCGGTACCGAGCGCAAGGACGGTCTGCGATGCGTGGAGTGTGTGATCTTCCGCAATGAAACGCGATTCAGAAGCTCGAAGCTGATCAGTGATGCCCTCGCGTGTCTAATGACGTGGAAGCATTACGTGGACGTGGATCTATTAGACGGCATCATCACCGGCGTGAATAGTGTTAAGTCGGCTAAGCGGCGCAGCGAAGACCACGCGGCTGGGCACTGTTTCCGCGAAGCGGGATTCGAAGACTTTACGCACCCCGGCAGACACGCTAACGCCGATGTTTGGCTCCGCTACACCGGAGCAGGTGTGGCTCCGCGATCACCGGAGCAGTGGTGAGATGGAGATCTCCGCCCGCCAGCACCGCATCATGTCCACCCTAGGCGTGCGCTCGCTTTCGACGAAGGAGATCCGAGAGCATTGTCAGTTCAGGACATTGTTCTCGACACTCGAGGCTCTGCGTTCGCTGAAGATGCAGGGGCTCGTGCGATCCGTCTCCGGTGGCGGGAAGGACTCACACGGCACGACGACGATGTGGAGCCTGACGGAGCGTGGACTCGCGCTGGTGCGGCAGGCGAGCGATCCGCCGGTGAGGGCGCTCGGCCGTCATCAGCTGACGTGGCTGCGATGGCTCGAGGAGCTGTCGCCGCTAGCGCGCAGCATCACGAATTACACGGACCGTGACCGCGTGGCGATGGCGCAGGCGCTCGCACTAGCGGCGCCGGGAGGCCCGGTGGGGTTCACGCATGCCGAGGATTGCGATTGCGCGCTGCATCGCACCGAGTCCGCCTTCAAGGACGCGGTGCGCGCGATACTCGACAGTGATCTGTCGCTGACCGACGGCGTCGCGGCGCTACGAAGGCTAGCAGATCCCGACCAACACTAGTACGCTGCTCAGCGTAGCCTTGTGGCAGTGCGGACAGTGGTAGTTCTGCGCATCCGGTTCCACCTCGTCACCCTCTTCCAAGCACGAGGTGCACAGCGACGGTGAGACACTGTCGGTGGTCGCCGCGCTGAGCATCTCGTTGACGGTGTCGTAGCCGTTGTCGCGCGCGACCCGGCGAAGCGCCTTGAGGAGCGTCACACTACACCGTCCACTTCTGGGCGGTGAGGGAGATCTGATGCGCGCCAGCATCGTCCCACCAGTGGGCATCGACGTGCCACGCGTCGGCGCCGGAGCCGTTGCTCGCCATCTCGTCAGGCTCCCAATACCGGACGAAGAGGAAGGTGTCGTCGTCGCGACAGACCTCGAGTGCGTCGCACTCACACTCGTACTCCACGCCGAGCGCCGACAGCTCCTCGACGGAGACGGCGTTCCACTTTCTCGCGCGCAGGAAGCTCGACATCACGAGCTTCAGCGCCAACTCTGTTGGTCTCTCTGTCACTTGGTCTTCTCCTTGCGCTTGCCGCTCTTCACCGGCTTGTGCGTCTGTGGATCGTATGGCTCGCTGTAGAATCCGGCGTCCGCGGGCGACGCGAACGTCGGCGCGAGACACGAGTGCGCCGCATGCCAGATGGCATGCGCGAGATTGTGCTGGTTTTCCTCGCGCTCGCCGTACGGTCGGCGTTCGCCGCACTGCATCTTGAAGTTTCGGTAGTCGAGGTCGCGCGCGATCGCGTGCAGTACCTCGCGAAACTCGACGGCGGTGAGGAAGCACCGGAACTCGTAGTCCCAGGTCGGTGGGCTCGCGACGACCCACGCGGTGTCCAGCTGCGCCAGCGCCAACAGCTTCGTCAGCGTCTCGCGCACGCGAGCGCGCACAACGATGACTTCGACACCAGCGTCGAACGCCTTCGCGCGACGCTGCGCACCGTTCAGCCGCTTGACCACACCGGGCGGAGTGCCCGGTGGGAGCGGCTCGCCGTCGTAACGGTCGGCCTCGATGAATCCTTGCTTGCAGTGGATGTACACGGTTACTCGTCCTCCGGGTCTGGTCCATCGTCTTCTTCCGGCCCGCACACCGGGCACGGCCGATCGATGGTGTAGTGGCCCTCGCTGCGGCCGTAGCTGTGGGCGTCCTCGCTGACCGTGCCTTCGCCGCCGCACGCGCCGCAGACACCGCACATGGTGCATGGGCCGTCGTCGCGATCACACTCGTGGTTGGCGTCGAGAAACTCGACCACCTTGAGCGCGCCGTCGAACGTCGACACGTCGTAGCCGTACGCGCGCACGCGCTCGAGGAGCAGGCGCTCCATGACAGCGGAGTCACGGGTGTCGTCGCGCAGCTCGCAGACCTCGCGTAGCAGGTCCTTCGCGTGAGCGTCGAGCGTCGTCGACAGCGACATCTGCTCGACGCTGCGGTGCGGGCTATCGTGCGCGTTCGCCGGCTCGCCGCACTCGCGGCAGATAGGCACGAGCCACGACCGCATCACCGCGGTCTTCTCGCCGTCGCCGATGTCCACGTAGACGCTATCGGGGTACGCCTCGGTGACGACGCCGGAGCGCATCTCCAGCTTGTCGCCCTCGGGTCCGGTCTCGGCGCTGCTCCACAGGTGCTCCCAGTAGACGCGCTCGCCCGGTGTGGGCTCGACGAGGCCGTCCCAGACAGGTTCGGCGTACTGGTCGTCGTCACCATAAGGGTTGTCGATTCCGCTGTCGCTCATGGTTCCTTGGTTCCTTCCCGGCCTTTGATGGCGTCAGTGTCGAAACTGATCACTTTCCCGGTCAGCGCCGAGTGTGGGGCGCAGCTCATGCACCAACCAGGAATCTCCGAAGCGCTGTTGTTCGGCTGGCGTGCGGCGCGGAGTTCGCCCCTCTTGTTTAGCTTCCCGGTGATGCGGACACTACATCGGACGCAGACGATGGTGACGAGATTGCCGGGTCGGGCTCGGTCTTGCTGCGTCATCACTTGTCTCCCTTTCTCTGGTCTGTGTACTGCTCTGCGCCTCGACACCACGGGCACTCCGCCTCGTAGGTCCAGCGCCGAATCGTCTTACCGCCGAGCTGCTCCGTCGCGTCGTAGGTCACGCGGCCGGTACCGCGACACCGCGGGCAGTGCGCCCGGTGGAATCGTGCTACGGTCGTGTGCGTCAGCGGGGTCACAGCTCTACCCACTCCTCCACGTAGTACCAGCCGCGTCCGTCTTCGTCGCGTACGACCACGTCGCAGCCGTCGAGGTTCGGGCCGTCGTAGCCAACGGCGCGCAGCGCTTCGTCGGACTGGTCGCCGTCCGCAGCGTCTACCGCGGCGTCGTACTCGTTAGCCAGCTCTGCGCCGACGCGCTGGGCCGAGACCACGGTCTCGAACTCCGCTACCAGGCGCGGCTCGCAGCCGTCGTGCTCGATGTACAGGTTGCAGCTCATGTGCTCATCCTAGCGGCAGTTCGGTCGCCGCGCAAGTAGAATCGTCATGGTGCCGTCGGCGGGAATCGAACCCGCGCGGGCTATCATCCACCGGGCAACCAGCCTCGGCGACGGCGCGTTACAGTATAGTACCACAGCAGGCCGCAGAATGCAACTACCAAATTGTGACGCAGAGCATCGCGGCGACGCGCTCCACGGTCTCCATGCACGCCTCGAGCCGCTCGCGGCTCTCGTGCGTGCGCGCACGGGTCACACGGCGGCTGCGGGCCACGTGCCAGATACGGTTCAGCTCCATCTCGGTCTTGGTCATCAGCTTGTCTTCCATGGCTCAGTAGATATGCAGACACCGTGCCAGGTCTCGACCGCCTTAGCTGACGCGGTCTTACCCGGTGAGGCCGTCCACCGGGCTGTCGCGGACACAGACACCCGCATGTAGTTTGACGCGCTGCCCGAGCCCGATTCCAGATACGTCACGCGCAGATGCACGACCGCTGACTGCACGGCAGTCACCCCGTATAGAAAGCGCCACACTGCAGAGCGCCCGAACTGGCCTTACCAATAAAGCCGTGTGGTAACGCAGGCTTACGACCGCACGCAATAGGATGCACGAGGCGGGCCGCAAATTTACCCCTCCCCCTACTATGGTGGGCACCCCAAAACGCCAGCACAGGACAAACTGAAGCGCGCCTACCGGCCCGGTTCCACTGGCGGTCGCCACACCGGCGCCGCAGGCGACTCGAGTACTTAGACCGCCAGTGACTACGCTGCGGTCAGCGCGCCATGCTGACGCGACGCAGATCCGGAGACTTAGCTGCGAAAGTGACCGCGCCACAGACACCTACACCGGGCGGAGCGGCGCAACCTGGCTAGACCGCTGGCCCGCAAATCTGGCCCGCCGCGTGCTATATCTCTGGTCATGCCGGGCACGGTGCTCGGCAAGAAAAACTGCAGAACGGGACTTGCGCTGTTGCCGACCCGTTGCTATACTGACTGTAGAAAGTGAGAAACACAATGACCGCACTCGCCATGAATGCAGCCTCGTTCGCCCCGCTCGCCGTGCTCGCCGCTAACTCGAACCGCATCGACCGTCTCGGCCGCTGCGACCGCAAGAGCGACACCCCCGTGATGGACTTCTTCCTCACCACGGTGAAGCTGTGGGACGACGCCGCGCTGCGCGACAGCGTGCTGGAGCTGCTCCGTGCGGGCCACGCGGTCCACGTGCGCGAAGGCCGCACGAGCGCGACCCCGACCCTGCACACCGATGGCTCGGTGACGTGGAAGACCCGTCGCACGAAGCTCGAGTGGACGCAGACCTGCGTGAAGGTGGCGCTGTGAAGACCTACGAGCTGACCGTGGTGCCTGGGTCGCCGTACCTGTACCTCGTGCTGCGCCTCGACGGGCAGGTGTGGGAGGTGTACGAGACGAGCGCCGACGACTTTGGCGCCCGCATCCAGCGCGGCTACGTGCGCGAGGCACGCGAGAAGGGCTACGTGCCGCGCTACTGCGCGTAGGGGCTTGCATTCCGGCTCCACTTGTGTTAGTGCTATGTTATGCGCGGAACGGTGAACAGGGCTAACCCCCTACCCAGGTTCGACTCCTGGGTCGCGCGCCAGTGCGTTCGACTATTGTCGCGAAATGCGCTCCTCGCGCGTTGCGGTGAGCGTGCAACCAATGACGATGGCGACCACGAAGAGGGAAGAGACAACGATGGCGAATCCGCAGAGCAACGGGAACCAGAAGAAGCCGGCGACTCCACCGCCCGCGCACACCGCCCACAAGAGCGCGCCCATGAAGTCCGAGCCGGCGAAGACGACGGCCCAGACCATCGACACCGGCGAGCCGCCGGAAGGTGACCAGAAGGACCTCCCCAGCAAGGCGGTCTACGGCACGTGGGCGTCGCCGAAGAACCCCACGTTCTCGGTGCGCATGCGGCGCGCGACCGTGACGAAGTTCGGCGCCCCCGTCGACCCGTGGGGCAACAAGATGGAGTTCCGCGCGGCCGGCACGTTCGGCGGTGGCGGGAACGCGGCCGCGCTCAAGGAGGCGCGTGCGGCGGCGAAGAAGGCCGAGGAGGAGCGGCTGGCGAACATGACCGAGGAGCAGAAGCTGGCCTACGCCGCGCAGAAGCGCGAGGAGCGCGCGGCGGCGAAGACCGCGAAGAAGCAGCACGAGCGCGACGCGATGCTCGCCGCGCTGAAGGCCGACATCCTCAGCGGCAAGATCAAGCTCGAAGACCTGAAGTAACGCCGCGCAGGCGTCGCACGGATGTAGCCACCGGGCGAGGTGGAGTTGCCCGGTGGCTGTGTCGGCGCGATGGAAGCGCTGAGAAGAAAGAGGGAACCATGGATTCGAAGAAGATTGCGGACGCCACTTGGCGCCAAGGGTTCGTGCACCTGACCGTCGACGGCGACGGTCTGGTGTCGCTGTGGGACGAGGAGCGCGGTGAGACCAGCTACCTGCGTCTGCCGCTGACCGCGGAGCAGGTCGCGCTCATCGAGGCGACGCGGGCAAAGGGTGGATGGACGCCGTGAGGGAAGAGCTGATGCAGAAGCTCATGGAGCGCGTCGAGGTCACGGTCAAGACGCAGCTCAACTCGCAACTGTGGCGCGAGCGCATCCTCGGCTGGCGCAGGAAGCATCCCGCCGGCGTCGAGAACCTCGACGAGGAGCTGTGCCGCATTGAGGCCGGTACGCTCGACCTGCTCGCCAACGACATTGCGGCGAACTTCGTCGGCGGATTGGTCGACGCATGTCCGGTGTGTGGCTGCGAGGAGGGTCTCATGCTAAACGACCACTTCGACCATCAGCGCGACCCCATCACAGCTGCCCAACGTCTGCGCGACGCGGCGGTCTACTACGCCGAGCACCCCGAGGACAGCGACCGCTACGCGCTGCTGAACGAGCGCGCCTGTGAGTACGCGCACGCGAAGCTTGCGGCGGGAGAGACGCTGTGATGGACCCTCAACAGCTCGTCGTCGCTCTCGTTCGAGCCGCGTACGAGACCGTGGTCGAGGCCGGTAGTCACGGCGCACCGTGTGGTGTGATGTACCTCGCCTTCATGGAGCGCGGCATCTCACTCGATACGTGGAACGTCATCAAGCGCGCGCTGCTTCGGCTGGGCGTGACCAAGGTGTGTCACGTTCTCTACGCGCCCGGGTACGCGCCGTGAGGCGTCTGCTGAACACCATCAACCGCTGGTACTGGCGCGTCGTGCGCCGGTACCGGCCGCACCGGCAGACCGAGGACGAGGCGCGCGGCGACCTCGACGACGTCGTGTGCGTCCGGCCCGACGGCTCGAGCTACCGCTACGGCGACGTGCGAACCGCGCGGCGCTGGACGCGCGACCACTACGGTGGTGTCGTTGGTCGTCATCGCGACCGAAGGAGGGAACTGTGACCCGGATCTCAATCCTGCTGCTAACGGGCTGCTCGCTCTATCAGGGCGCGGTCGACACCGCGCCGGACGCCGGCGCATCGACCACGGACGCCGCACCGACCGAGCGAAGCGTCACGATGTCCTCGCTCTCGTTCCAGGGTCTGGACAACGGCATCACCCGGGCGCCAGGGGGATGGAGTCGCCCGCGGGTCACGGCCACGGCGAACGACTGGCTCATGGCCGAGGTGCCGCTGGCACTCGGGGCAACACTCGACGACTGTACGATCTACATCAACGACGTCGCCGGCATCACGACCGTCATGGTCGGTGACTACGCCGTCGAGCAGGACACGGCTGAGCTGCTCGCTCAGGTGCCAGTCGTCGCAGGTGTCGGAGGGCAGAGCGTCACGTTCAACGTCGACTATCCGCACGTCACGGCGCGCGGTCACGTCGACGTGATCTACGTCGACCTTGGTGAGGACGGCGACGCGCTGCACGGCGCCGTCTGCGAGTACCACTAGCTAGTGGGCGCCTCACCTGGCAAGTCGGAGAAGATCCAGTCGTCGACGAACCGCAGTCGGTCCTCGCGAAACTCGAACGCGCCCGGGTGATCCGGAAATCCGGATCCGCCGATGACAGGCGAGCCTATCGCCTCCGCAGACGGCACCGACGCCGCGCGCACCATCAGCGACAGCGACGGTGCACCGAAGGCTTCCTCCGACGGAATGCTCTCGCACGCGATGTCGCCGAGGATCGTCTGCCCAAACGCTTCCGAGGACGGAATCGACTGCCACGAGATCGCCAGCTCCAGCGTCGCCACACCGGGTGACTCCGACGACGCGATGGACGGTGCCGTGAGATCTAGCTCCATCGTCGCCACACCGGGTGACTCCGTCGAAGCGATCGACGCGGCGTCGAGTGCGACGAGCAGCGACGCGACACCGACCGACTCGTCGCTCAGCGACTGCGCCGTCAGCGTCTGAAGCAGGGACGCGGCGGCGAACGTCTCCGTCGAAGCAATCGACGCGGCGTCGAGGTCGAGCACCATCGTCGAGCCTCCAACCGACTCGTTGGAGCTGAGCGCCGACGCGTACATCGTCAGCTCCAGCGTCGCCACACCGAAGGCTTCCGCCGACGGGATGCTGGTCTCGAAGACAATCTCACCGAGCGCAGCTAGCCCAACGGACTCCGTCGACGCGATGGATTGTGCGTTCAATACCAGCTCGAGCGACGCGGCGACGAACGTCTCCGTCGAAGCAATCGACGCGGCGTCGAGGTCGAGCACCATCGTCGCCACACCGGGCGACTCCGACGACGTCACTGCGCTCGCCGACAGCACGATCAACAGCGACGCCGCTGCAAATCCCTCCGTCGACGCAACCGACGCGGCGTCAAGGTCGAGCACCATCGTCGGCGCGACGAACGCCTCCGTCGAAGCAATCGACGCGGCGTAGAGCGTCAGTAGTAACGTTGCGCCGCCGACCGACTCGTTGGAACTGAGCGAGGACGCGTCGAGGTACTGGACGCTCGAGTCGAACGCGTCGTGTAGTATGCGCGACACTTCACTCGCTCACCAGATCGAACGCGTCGTTGTCGGCCGGCGTGCTCGTGAACCCGCCGGACACGGTGATCCTCTTCGTCGAGCCGTCGTATCCAGTCACCTTCTTCACCTGAGCACCGATGGAGGCCCCGGAGCGGAAGCGACAGAGCATGTCCTTGTACTGATCGGTCACGGTACTCGTCAGACTCGTCTTGAAGACAGTAGCGCTGTTCGTGACGTCGTGCGCGACCGTCCCGTTCTGCCCGGTGGTGGCGTCGGTCTGGAACGCGCCGACCGCCGAGTCCATCTTTCCTCCGACGAGCGCCGACGGAACGCGTCCGTCGATTGCCGAGACTGCGCTGGAGGTCGCCAGTCCACTTTGCACGTCGGCGACGAGGTCCTCCGCGATCGGTAACAGCACGAACATGTCGCCAGCGCTCGGCGCGCCTGAGAACGCGTTCTGCAGCGTGACGAAGTTCGTGCTTCCATTGTAGGCGGACACCTTCTGCGCCTGTCCTGCGAGCGCACCGCTGTAGAAGATCAGGATGGCGCGCTTCCAGTTGTCGGTGGTCGACTCAGCGCGATCGGTCTTGAACGTGCTCGACGTGTTGCTTCCGTTTGACACCACTGTGCCGGTAAAGAACGCCGGCCCGCAGACGAACGTGGCGACGACCGCCTTGCCAGCGACGGTGTTAACCGTTGCACTGGCGACGACGTTGTAACTCTTCCCAAGCTCGAATCCGTTGGCGACCGTACACGCAACCTGAAGCCTGTAGTTGCCAGTCTTGCTCGCGCGCTTCGTGACCGTCGGTGTGAGGATCGCTGTGTCGTTCGCGTCCTCGAAGACCTCGCTGGTCGGCGTCGAGTCGGCGTCAGTGATCGCGCCGGTGTCGCCGCGATGCGTGACGAAGTCCAGCGTGATCGTTTGGCCGATCGGAACCGTCGGGACCTGGATCACTCGGTCCTCGCGATGCTTCCAGCGCGGCCGACGATCGGCCCGCTAGTGATCGGATCGAGCTTACCAGCCATCTGCGTCGACAGATAGTGTCTGGCGTTGAGCACGATGTGGCCGATTAGTCGGATGGTCTGTCCGCTCATCAACTTGATGCCCCACAATGGAAACCAGAGTGGGTCTGTGCAGAGCGTGCGCTGACTGACGCACCACTTGCCGCAGATGAACACCGTCTGCCCGTCGATCTCCATCCGCAATTGAGAGTAGACCACTGAGCCGATGCAGATCGCCGAGACGGTGATCGACACAACCACGTAGTCGGTCGCCGGCAGATAGGAAAAGATCGTGGTCAGCGCCGACGGCCCGGTGGGCATCGCGAAGCCGGTCTGAACGTCTGGAACACCAGCGCGCTTGCCGTTGACCGTGACGAAGTAGCCGACGCCGGCATCGTCCACACCGGGCGTGACGACGACGGCGAGCGTATCTGTGTTACCGACGAAGGTGATCCCTGTCTTGCCCATGGTGATCACGGCGCAGACAACAGTGATGCCACCCTCAGCCGATGTACCAGGTGGCGTCGGTCCGTATATGTTTGGTGGGATGATCCGGTTCTCGTAGACGTCGGTCCCGTTCTTCTGTATCTTGATCACGCCGCCGTCGATCGCGGCCTGCGTTCCGTTTGGTAGATTCCCAGCCTGCGCCGCGTGCATCGGCGCATGCACTAAATCCTTCAACGTGAGCGTGTTCCCCTGCGGAACGGTGTAGCTCCACAGTACGCGTCCGTCGCGGTAGAGTGCGCTGTCCGCAGCGCTCGGCTCCGCGTCGTTTCCGGCAGAGACCGCGAGCATCTGAGCGTCCATCCCCATGTTCCCAACGTCGCCCGGTGAGTCGGGGATGACAATCGAATAGTCTAGGACCTGGACTGACACTACGCCGGCTCGTTCTTCTCATTGAGCATCACGACGTCGGCCAGCTTGAGGACGCGATACGCGGGCCACTCGGCGTGGACCACCACTGGACCGTGTGTCGCATCGAGGAAGACGTGACCGGAGTGTGCTGTCGACGAGACTCCGTCGCGCAGATCTTCGCGCAGACACCACCGAACGAGCGCACCGTCGCGAAGCTTGAGCTCCGGAAACGTGCTCTCGATGGTTCCGTCCTCGTGCGGGGGACGCGTGTGGATCGCGGCGCTCATCCCTGCCCCCAGAACGTCGCAGTCCATCGCATCGACGTGGTCGAGGCCGGTGTCACTTGCGCAGCGAGCGCCTCGGAACCGGAGAACGTGAGCCCGTCGCCCCACGGCACGATGATGCATCCGGCGAGCGCCGCTTGGTCCGTGTTCTGGATGCGTGACTCGAACTTCGTGGTCGCGCCCTGCAACTGAAACACGACCCCCATGTTGACTTCGGTCGCGGAGTACGTCGTGAGGTAGCCTGCAATCGCGAAGCTTTTGAACGACGTCGACGATGCTGGGGTGTTCGTCACGATCGACTGATTCGCCGTGACAGATGTCGTAGTGAGTCCACCGAAGACGATAGTCGCCACTCAGTCACCTCCTTGCGTCACGTCGAGCGCTCGACCGCGATTGTCGACGAGGAGCGGCTGCTTCTCCTCACGCTTCCGCGCCATCACGCCGAGGTGACTGTGCTCCCACGGCATGCACGGAACGTTGAGCAGTGTCGGCTGGAACGGAGTGAGAACACCGCGCTGCGCTTGGCTGACGACGTAGCCGAAGTCGTCTGCTGGAACATGGATGCAGTAGACCTCCGCACCCTGCGCGACGTAGTTCGCGATCATCACGCGAAGATCAGCGAGCACCGATTGTGGTACCCACTCGTCAACAGCTCTGCGAGGGAATCTCACAGCTTGAAGATCCTGTCCGAGCCGTTTGACCATCGCACGGTGATGTCGGCTCCGCTCGGCGTGACCGGAAGACCCGTGGCGTTGTCCTCGTAGCAGATCAGTCGTGATGTCCCGGCCGTCCCCGTGTCTTGGTAGATCACGAGCGCCTCCGACTGAACGCCGGAGACGGCGGAGAACGTAACGTCGTCAGCGTCGAAGACACCGGCGGTCGTGGTCTTCGTCGTGAGGTTCGGACTGGTCGCCGTTCGCGCTCCAGCCGGTATGTCCGACAGGAACTGATCGGCTGAGAGGCTGACCGTGTACTGACCAGCGTCGACGAGAACGACCTTGACGTTGTCAGTGGCAAGGTCGAACTCGCCCTTCAGAAACGACTCGCGTGCCTTATCGTAGAGTGCTGCGGTCACGAATTCCTCCTACTCAGCGGACGTGCAGCGGCCTGATCAGGTACCCGTCGAGTGCCCAGATCGCCGCGTTCGTCACGCGCACCGCGCCGTAGAACCTGTCCGTCGCCGGATCCACGTGCAGCTGAAGCGCGCCGGAGCAGTGGGCAACACGAAGGTGCTCCCACCATCCCTTCACGCCGCGCTCGAACTCCGGCATGACCTCGACGACGATGCCGCAGTGCCCGGGGTGATCGCGCACGCCGTCGTGATCCAGGTCGGGACCCTTCTTCACAATGAAGTCACCCGGGCGCACCGGGATCTCGCTGTGTACGACGGCGAAGCGTCCCTGATGGTTCGTCGCGTCGTCGACGATGGCGTCGGTGTTCCACACGCCGCGATCGTACTTGGCTGACCAGGCGAGGAAGCCGGAGCAGTCACACGTTCCCGGGAACTGGTTCGTTGGAGTCGAGTAGCACGAGCGCTGATCCCAGCGCGCACCTCCGCCGAGCTTGTAGACGCCGACCATCGCGGTCGAGACCTGAACTCCGGCGAGCGCCGCGGTGTGACCATCGTCGGTCAGCTCACCGCACTGCGACAGCGCGCGCTTGACGACCTCGTCCGCGGTCGTGATGTTGAACGTCATGGCTTCACCGCCGCGTCCATCGCGCGCAGCTTCGCCAGATCCTGCGCCAACTGCCCGGTGGTGATTGCCTCCTGGAAGTTCTGCGCCGCGTTGCCGAGCTTGTTCAGCGATGCCTTCATCGCGCGGTCGGCGCCGTACTGCGACTCGACCAACTTGATCATCCGATCGAGCGCGTCGCCGACGTAGCCGTGTGCGGCGAGGAACTCCTTCACCTTGGCTGGCACGTCGATCTTGCTGCCGAGCGTCTTCGCCTGCGCGTCCACGAAGTTCACGCACGCTGTCGCGATCATCTTGTCAATGCCGAGCTGCGCCGCGGCGTTCTCCACCTTCTTGCCGGCGACCGTATGGCCGAGCCAGTCCCAGGCGCGCTTCCCGAGCCCGATCACTGCCGTGGTCGCGGCGCCGACCAGCGCCGTGACGAGCGCCTTCTGCAGATCGCCGAGCGGATCAGATCCTTGCCCGGTGGATTCACCCTGGGCGAGAGCGAGCGCCGGCCAGAGCGCGACGAAGAGCATGGTAAACGCGACCGCGAACCAGAGTCTGCTGAATCTCATGATGCCTTCCTCCCTATAGCAGCGACTTGATGAGCGACACGCCGAAGCCGGCGACCGCGCCGCCGACCGTTGCCGCGACGATGATCTTCCACAGAATGCGATCCAACCGCTCCAGCACCTTCGCCTGATTCGACACGATCCCCTCCTGAGTGTTCTGCCGCGTCTCGATGCGGCCGAGACGCCCCGGATCCTTCGTCGGTTCGTGGCCGAACGTGACCGCGTGCAGCCGATCAACGTCGCGCTGCCATGAGCGCAGATCGTCGACGTCTTCGCGGAGCGCGGCGACCTCCTTCTCGCCGGCCTCGAAGCGCGACTCGTCGTCCTTGTAGTGTCCAGCAGCCTCTTCGCGGAGCTTCGTCACGTCGTTCTTCAACTTGTGCAGGCGATCCCCCAGCTCCTCGGCGACGCCGGCAACGTGCTGAACTCGCTCCCTGTTCTCGACCTCGATCCGACGCCACACGCGCTCGTTGAAGCGAGCCTGCACAGGATCGTCGACGTGCGCGCCCGGTGGCGTCAGATCGTCCTCCGTGACCGACGGGAGTATCGGCACACCGGGAGGCGGGGTCTTCTTGCCGTACGCCATGTTTCAGGGGACGTCGGTGATCTGTGGGTAGAGGTCGAAGTCGCTCTGATCCACGTCCTGGATCACGACCCCGCCACCGACATCGATTTTGATGTCGTACTGCCACGGGTTGTCATGACCAAGCGCGACGAGCGACGACGTGTCGTCTGGTACACCAGTGACGACGTACTCACCTGGGTACTGATTCTGATCCAGGATCACGATGGCCGTGCGCCAGCCGAGAAGCGTCTCGGTCGTCAGCTTGACGAGCGGGGCTGTTGCCTTCAGATCCGGTGAGATCACCATGTAGATCTTCGCACCTGTCAGGTTGCGCTTCTGCTGGTTCTCGTCCAGCGAGAGCATGTTCAGCACGAAACTGGAGCCGCGCGTCACGCTGATGTTCTTTGTCTTCATGCTGTCAGCTCTCCTCCCGATACAACCACGATCTTGAACGAATCCTCCCACCATCCACCGTTCGGCAGAAGCGTGGCAGTCACTGTGGTTCCGACGGTGACGACCGACGATCGGTCCTGGAACATCGCGGACATCGCAGGACTGTCGGACGGGTCGTAGATCATGAAGCGGTTTCCGCCGATGCGCAGCGCCAAGAAGATAGCGTCGCCGCTCGGCATGTCCGCGACGATAACGATCGGCTCCCACCGGCTCGGGCGCCGATCGACTGGTGTGACTGACGTGATGCTGTCCGTGTCTGGACCACCAGAGCCACCCTCCAGATACCCGTACGTGACGACGCCGAGTCCGCTCATGTGCGCTTGAACCTAAGAGTGTTGAGCTTGCCTGGACCGTCGTACGTCGCGACCATGGTAAACGTGCCGATCTCCCCCTCGCCACTTCCGCCGTCGGTTGCAGCATCCACGTCCGAGGCGTTTGGGAAGACGCGCGCACGCGAAGCCGTCATACCATTCGCGGTGTTTGTCGTGTTGTCAATGAACAGAAACCCGTTCATGCGCCCGGAGAGCAGAAGCAGAAGCTCGCCCATGGTGTTTGGAACACCGGCGAACCCGGCCGGATCGGTGTTCCAGATCGTCTGTACCGCCGTGAGCACCTGCGCGAGTAGGGAGCCACTCGCTGGCGCGATCACGAAGACGCTCGTGTTGTCGGGATTCACGGCCCACGCGCCCAGGGTGGCGTCGATGGTGGCGACCTTGGTCGCGCCGTCGTACGAGGTGATCACGCGCGACTGTCCGGCGCCGGTTCCACCGACGATCGAGACGACGCAGCCTAGATAGATGTCGTTGGTCGCGGACGCACCGGCGTCGAGTGTGATTGAGTGAAACGCGCCGCCTGCAGCGGTCGCCGTGCGCAGGATCTGAGCCGTCTTGACAGTGGTAACGTCGGTCTGTAGTGTCGTCAGTGCCGAAGACGTGGCAAGTGTCCCGACGGTTGTCTCGACGCTGTCTACGTCGCCCTGGATATCGGTGATCGTAGCCCCGACCGAGCCTCCGACCGCGTGGCTGCTCATAGCGTCGTCGAGTACAAGATCGGCGACTGTGTCTCCGAGGTACGGGATCACGATGAACTTTGACGTGTTATCCGTCGTAACCGCCCATGCGGTCGCCATCGTTGCAACCTTCGTACTGCCGATGTAGCTCTTGACCTGACGCGCTTGACCCGCACCAGCGCCAGACCAGACCCAAACAATGCAGCCTCGGTAGAAGTTGTCAGTCGCCGAGCCTCCGGTTAGCGTCAACGTTGCGGTTCCAGCGACACCTCCAGCGGTCGCCGTGCCGGTGAGAATCGCACCAATTCGAGAACCGAACGATCCAGCCGTCGAATGGCCCGACATCAGCGCGTCCCAGACCTTGTTCTCCGTCGACGTGGTCAGGTCGTCAACCTGGATCTGAGTCTCAATGATCCGCGTGTCGACGCCGATCGCGGTGATGTAGAGCATGAACTCGCCGAGCGTGTCAGTGTGTGACGTCGTCAGCGCGATCGTATACACACCGGGCTCATTCGCGGAGTCCACCTCGGCGATCGTCGGCGTGATGGTGCTCCACGTCCCGTTCTTGCTGACACGAATAGTGAAGTTCGCCGCCTGCCCGGTGGCTCCGGTCAGGTGATCATCGTTGAAGACGAAGAACTGGCGCGTGACCGCCGTCGACTGCTGAAGCGGCTTCCACTCTGTCGGTGTGCTGACGGCTGTCATGCTGTCCTCGGCCTGAGCGCGTGGCGTTTGTCGACTGCCGGTGAGCCTGCCGGATCAGTGATGAACAGGTACCATCCGCCGTTGCGCGATGCGGTCGTAGAGCACGTGACCTGACGCGAGTCGCCGAAGTTCGGGTTCGACGTCAGGTCGATCGACTCCTTACCGACGTACATGACACCGTTCCCGGACGTCTGATTGCAGATTTGAGTCAGCGCGCCCGACGGTGAGGAGTACGTGATCGGCGCCGAGTGACCGGACGCTGCGCAGAACAGCGCGAGGTACTGAAGGTTCGGCAGAGCGTAGTGCGCGGGTCGCTGCGCACTGACCGTCGTCGTCGCGTTGGAAACCGCCGGAGCCGCTTCGCACGTCATCTTGTCTTTGAACACGCCAGAGATCTGCGGCGCTCGGCATCCGGTGATACGCATCACACAAGCCGTCCAATTCGCCGACGTACCGCTCCACGTCTGTGTCGAGCCCTCGGTTCCGTCGGCGTGACGGAACGAGAGCGCAAATCCGTTCGAGCTGGTCATGGCCGTAGCGTTGCTGACCCCAGTCTTCGGTGCGGCCCATCCAGACGGATGCGTGATCGTCGCAGCGGTGTCGCGCGCGATGAACGCGATCAATAGGTCGCCAGCCGCGATGCCAGCTGGCATGTTCGCCGCGATCGTCGTCGACGATGCCTGCGTAGTCTCGGCGTGCGTTGCGACTGAAGCGGACATCAGTATAGCGCCAGCTGAGTTGATCCGTCGTGTGGAAACCAGAGCGATCCCATCGCGACGACGTCCTTTGTGAACTGCTTCGACTGCATCGATCCCGGCGTCCACATTGCGTTTTGCCAGTGCAGACTACTTGATGCTCCCTTGATCGCATACGGGAAGTATTTGTTCGTGCCAGTCCCGAGCGGAGTCGCCAGATGTCCGTAGTTACCGCCCCATCCTCCGATGACCCAATACGCTGGAAGGAACGCCTCCTTCCACGAGATTGGATCCAGTCCAAGTCCGTTCGGCACGACGTTGATCGCAGCGGTCGTCGCGTCGATGACCAGACGCGCCAGCGCCACCGGGCACGACGCGACGTACGACTGATTGAATCCGACGTAGGTGCGTCCACCGTTGACACTGTTATTTGCGAACGTCGGACTAATGGAGGTGAGCGCACTTCCCGGAATCCACGCGGTCTCGGCGTTGTTCTCGCAGATCAGGATCGCCGGATAGTTGTCGCCGACAGTGCCAGATCCCGGGATGATATTGTCGAAGAGGATCCCGCCACCAGCGCTGATCGGATCGCCAGTCGACCCCCACGAATACATGTGGAAGTTGTACGGGGGAACGTTCATCGCGCCGATCGTGAACGAGTACGTCCCCGTATTCGCCCAATTCGACTTCGTGTTCGGAAGCGTTCCTATCTGCTCGACGGCGGTCGTGTACGTCGGTGGAACGGTCGCCGTGCCGTTGCCGGACGAAGCCTGGATCGTGCCGTCGGTGTTCGGCGGAATGAGCGCGACGAGCCACAGCGCTTGCGTTGTGCCGTGGGCGACGAGGATCTGCGAATGTCCGGGGTATCCGATGCCATTCGCGATCGCCGGTTGCGCGAGCACAAACCACGAATTGGAGTTGCCCATCGCGCCGGAAGACACGATCTTCGTGTTGCCGTTGCCCGGTGTGTTGGACACAGTAGACCCATCTGCAGACGCTTGATGGACCCATCCTGCCGCGACGAGCAGCGAGTACAGACGATAGACGGCGTTCGTCTGCGTCGACGACGCAATGTTGATCGTCGACGCTCCGTCGCTCCAGAGATATCCAGGAGATCCGGCCACGGAACTAGAGTGCCTCCTCCGTCTGTGCCTCGATAGTGAACGCGCACGAGCCGATCTCGTTCACGCCGATCAGTTTCACGTAGTGATTGGCCGGCACGAGATAGACGAGCGTGCCCTCGAACGACGACGCGAACAGTGTCGCAGTTCCGCCACCGACTCTCGCTCGCACCGTCGTCGGTGGATTCGACGCGTCTGAGAGAAGCTCGAAGTGACCAGTCTCCGACGCGAGACCATCGGTGTCCACGCGGACGCTGTAGATCACCAGCGTGGGACGCGTCGTGGACGGCCGGAACGCGACGCCGAGCACGCGACTCGGCGTCGTGACCACTGGCGCGGCGTTCGCCTTGTCATCGTGCGTGTGGTCGATCGCCGAGTAGCGCGCGTCCGCATCGGCGGTCGTCGGCACTGAGGTTCCCGCCGCGACGCCGAGTAGCCGGATCGCGAAGGTGTCTGGTCCGGTCTGCTCGAGGATGCCGGCCGTCGACGCGATGGCTGCGAGCGCTGTGAGCGTCGCCTCGAGCGGCTGCTTTCCGGCGAGCGCCGTCGACACGGTCGCGGCGAAGTTCGCGTCGTCGCCGATGGCGTCGGCCAGCTCCTTCAGCGTGTCAAGCGCTCCAGGTGCGGAGTTGATCAGCGCCGCGACCGCGGCCTGAACGAACGCCGTGGACGCGGCCTTCGTCGTGTTGTTCCCGTCGGTCTGTGTGCGCACGACAACGTCGCCAGCGGAGTCGTGCTTGACAAGCGTGTCCGCCGTCGCAGCAGTAGTCGCAGCCTGCGTCGCCGTCACGGATGCCGCGACCTCCGTCGAGGTCTTTCCTCCGACCTGCTCGACGGTCAGATTCGAAACAGTGCCGGAACCGTCGCCCCCGACCGCCGCGTCGCCGCTCGGCTCGGCGATGGGAACAGACGTTGAGAAACCAAAGTCGTCCATTGTTTAGTCCTTTCAACCCATACCGTGCGCGACGAAGAACCTTATAAACGACAGGAAAGCGTGCGCAGAGCCGACCGACTCAACGAACAGACCAAGTCGATCGATCTCGCTCGAAGTAGCCGTCACCGTACTCAGTCCATCGTGAACACCGCTTCGACCACCATTCGTCCAAAGTGGATTGCCGTTGCGCGTATTCGACGCCCGGACGCCGGACAGATACGTGTTGTCGTCCATGATGTTGACGGCAGAGGCGAATGCGTAGATGCCGTCCGATCCAGCGCCCTTCAGTGCCGTCTCGAGCGCGGTGAATCGGTGGACATTCACAGTGTTCGGATTCTCACTCTTGACCTGCACCTGCTTCGCGACGATCGAGCTAGAAGGGTCATTGTTCAACTTACCATACAGACCGACGCCGATGACGCGCCCTACGCGAGTTGCTGCCGGACACAGCGCGTTCATGCTGCCAGTGACATCTGTCTTAGCTGCGAATGCGTTGACATCGGAGAGCGCCCAATCACCCAACCCAAATCCACTCGCGAGCACGTCGTATGGCCGAACTCCGCCAAGGGGCCACCGCATGTCGATGATGTTTGCGGTTGTCACGGGATTGCTCCCACTACCAGACGGAACCTTGATGCCGAACAACGGCACGAAGCCCGCGTCGCAAGCTGGATACGACGGAGTCGCCGCTGCGACTCCCTGCTTCACCTGAAAGGTCGCCTGAACTTTGCGCGACTTAGCCAGCGTCGCACTGGTGAGAATCGGATTGACGCCACCGCTCAGTCGTACAAGCGAGAATGCATCCACTGTGTGGAGCACGTTCGTCTTGGTCCCGATGTCTTCAACTTCAATCAGGGTGGAACCGTTGACGGCCGTGTCGAAGTCGTCGACCGTCGTCACAGCGTCCTGAAAGTGGAACGTGAGATCGTTCCCACTCTGAGTCAGCGATCCGGCGCCGGTACCATCTGCCACGAACGCGAGCGAGATGTTGTCCCCGCCGACACCCGCCACTCTGGCCTGAACCTTAGCGTCGCAGTTCGTGGTGTGAAGCGACAGGTCTAGATCCGCCTTGACGCCGTCCTGAGCGTAGACGCGCGTCTCAGTCGAGTCGACCAGCTCCAGCTTCATCTCGACCACGTCATACCGATCGTGACTCGCATCACCGTTCGCGATCGTGAGAAGCGCCTCGTTCTCTTTCATCCAGTAGGTCAGAATGGCCGGGTTGTCCGGATCCAAATCTACCGTGCTGTCGAGCGAACGCACCACCTGCATGATCGGCCCGGGTGACAGTACCTGTACCTTTCCGGCGGTCGGAGTGTCAAAGACGCCGCACGTCGGGAACGGGGTCAGGGCAACGTCGATCGGAACGACGTTGGAGCTCTTACCGAGAGCGTATCGACTGTGCTCAGGATCCAGACTGACGATCGTACCAGTCTCATCCTGGAACGCGTTCGTGATCATCGGTAGCGTCAGGAAGTCCAGCGTCAGCATCCGGAGATGCTTCTGCAAGTCGACGAAGTCCTTCGAGACGCCCTGCTCGCCGGCGTTGAAGAGTAGATATCTGAGCGCGTCGGTGTCGGCCATGACTTCCTCTACGAAAGCGTGTACTCCTGCACGAGCCAGAGTTTTCCGCCGCTGACCTTCGTGCGAACAGCGTCGGTCACCGCCGCTACAGCATCGGCTGCGGCGGGAATGAGCACGACTACCACACCGCGACCGCCACCGAACCTGTTGGAGCAGTACACCGGATTCAGTCCAGTGCGCTGGACGCGATACGAAACATCGAAGAGCGCCGAATCCTTGTCGAAGAACCATCCCTGTCGCGGGATCTCGATCACCAGCACCGGACCAACCGTAACGACATCGCCGACGATCTGTTGAACCGCGTCGCCGATGGCCGAAACGGTCCCAGCCTTCGGCGGAGTCCGCAGACGCTCGCGCAGCTGGTCGTCCGTCTCGCCGTCCTGGCGACGCAGTCCACGATCCCGCGCGTGTAGATCCAAGAAGTCGCCGACAGCGGTTCCCAACACGGCGCCGGCGAACAGTCGGTCGGCCTCGGCCTTCGCCGCCGCGAGCACCGTCGCGATCGCGTAAGCCACGTCCGCTCCGACGTCCACCATCACGTCTGGAGGCACGGAACCGGCGTAGACACGAACGATGTCGTCAACGTCTGACATCAGGACAGCGTGATGAGTCCGCCGTTGGTGCGGATCAGCTCGTTCACACCGGGCACGATGGACACGAGCGGATCCAGGACGTTCGCGCGAACGATGTTCGTGCGATCGACGTCTCGAACGGCGGTAGAGATGAGGTCCGGCGACAGCGTCTCGCCCGGGTTGAGTCGGCCGATAGCCGAGATAATAGACTGACGAACGCGATCGAGCAGCGCGGCGAGTGACGTGCCCGTGCGAACGCTGATCTGCACGGATACCGTCTGCAGAACGATGACTCCGCCGGTGACGTAGACCACGTCGGCCGCGTCGCGCCAGTGTTCCAGTTCGGCGGTAACCGCGTCGACCATAGCCGTATTCGAGTTGCCATCTGCGTCGGCGACGTACACCGTGATGACGCCGGCCGAGTCGACGCTGATGCTGACGCGCGTGACCCCGTCAACCTGCTTCGCGCCGTAGACCAGCGCGTCCAGCGTGCCGCGCGCTTGCGTGAGGAAGAACCCGCGCACACGGTCGCGCAGATCCTCGTCGGACTCTACTTCGGTACCGCCTGCGATGCGCTCGGCGTTGGACGGCACGATCGTGTCGTCGAAGATCGGATCGATGAACCGCGTGATGCCATCCGAGCCGATGCCGACGTTACCGGCCTTCCCGACCCGCGAGCACGTGATCGTCTGCGTCTCCGTCAGGTCTAGTGCGCCGTAGACGACATCGTTGTCTAGTGTGTAGATCTGGAATTGCCCGGTGGAGTCGGGGTCAGTGGCGACGCGCGTCCCAGCTGTGATCGTTCCGGCACCCGCGCCGACACCCGGGCGCGTGAGCGTCACGGTCCCGATCGCCTTCGCGCCCTGATCTCGATCCACGCCTCGATCGTGCGCGCGATCCGTGAGGTCTTGGTCGTCTGCGCCGTCAAGGAACGTCGTGCGGAAGTTTCGCGCCGACTGCGCCGTGATGGCCGTGGCGCACGACGCCACTCCCGCAATGATGGCATCCGTACCGTCGCCCTCGATCACGACAAACTTCGGCCGACGCGTCTGAAGCGTCACCTTGCCGAGATCGTAGTAGTCTTGCCAGCTCAGTTCAGCCATGGCTCAAGGCACCCCTGGGGGCTTGAAGATCGGAGACTCGTCCACGAATCCACCGAGCGCGTCACACCGAATGTTGAGCAGCACGCCATCGATGCCGTTGACCGACGCCGCGCACTCGTGCACCTTGGTGATGCGCGGGTTGGCGAGCAGCCGCGCTCGAGCGCGAGCCTGCATCTGATCGCGCGTCGCGCCAGTCGCGCCCTTGAGGATCAGTCCGGACATCCCGCCACCCCACGTCGGACGACGCGGGAACGAGCCTGGGTTAGCCGGTAGCTCGCGCAGAACGCTCTGCCGCGCGGCGTCCACGCCGCTGACCATCGTGAGATCCCCGCTCTGACTCTCGATCATGGGGATCTTGATATCCTCACCGTCGATCGCCAGCTCGTCGGTCACCGTCGGCGTGCCGAGTGCGTCTGGCTCTACTGTAAACGTGATCGGCATTTCTACTCAGCCTCGAAGACCGTCGTACCAACGGGGTCCGGCGCCGAGCCACCGGCGCCGACGGCCGACTCCGCGATAGTGGTCGTCGGACCCGATGGGGTCGCGTGAACGTGCCCGGTGGTGGGGTCGAACTGCTTCTTGAGGTAGTCGACGACGGCCTGGACGTCCGCCTTCGTAGCGATCGCCTGCGCGGATCCACCGGCCGAGCGCGCCTGGATGCTGCCACCAATGAGCAGCGTCAGGTTATCGGTCAGCGCGCTCGGCGCCTTTCCGTTCACGGACTCGATCCAGACGTCGCCCTCGACTTCGCCGCGATCGAACCCGAGCATCACCTCGGTCCCAACGCTGGGGATAAACCAGCATCCGGTTCCGTCGTTGCCCCCACCCTTCATGATGGCCCAGATCTTGATGCCGTGCTTGATTGTCTCGACGCTGACTAGCAGATGACCCTCGGTGGCGCGATCCCAATGCGACGACTGACCGTCGAAGACCCGAACGACCGCCGCAGCATCGCCACCGGAGCCGTCCTCGCCGGCCCGATCCTCGTGGATCATGTCACTGGTAGCCTTGAGCGTCATGCCGCGGCCTCCGCGAAGTGAACCTCTCGCACCTCGCTCGCGAAGTTGACCGCCTCCACCTCGATCGAGATGCCCTCGTCCGTCGAGTACTCGAGCGTACCCCGATTGTGGTAGTAGTTCTGATTGAAGAGGTCCATGCGATCGAGGTTATTCGCCACGAACGTCGCGATCTCGTGATTGTACCCGAGCGCCTCGATGTGCTCGACGCGCTGACCGACGGCGAGCGTGCGCAGAGTCGGTGTCTCCCGATTGAACGGGTCGAACTGGACGCCGATCGCGTTGCCGGGACGCAGACCCAGCACGTTGACCTCCACGCCGGGTGTCTTTGCGTCGTCGATCAGCAGATGCGAGGTCTTCATCGTATAGGTTGTCTCGCCGCGTCCGATTCGGTAGAACTGCATGCGCGCGTATCGCTTGAGCGCGTCCGGATCAGTCACGCCACGCGGCGCGGGGAAATACTGGACCTCGTCCTTCTTGACGGTCAGCGGGATGCCGAGCGCGTCGCGTGCCTGGTCGCGGTTCGCGGTCGCCTGCACGGTGATGTTCCGCTTCTCGGGATACTTGACCTCGATCTTCTTTCCGGTGACGGGGTCGTACGCCACGATGACGATCTGCGGAACGGTCTCGCGCGTGAACTTGCGCTGGATGCTCAGCTCCGTGAGCGTCTGACCGTAGATCAACCGAGGCGCCTCCTCGAGCGAAGCCTTCGTCTGCGTCGACGGCTCTGCAATGATGATCTGCGTACCGTCCACCCTCGGCACGTACGCGTGCGCGATGCAGAGGTCCCAAATCACGTCCCAATAGTTCTTACCCTCTTTGACGTGGAATCCCTTCTTCTTCGACGAGCGATGCAGCTCGCCGACGATCGGTGGATCGTGCTCGCCCTGCCACACGACCTGGAACCGCGCGCGCGTCCCCTTCGGCGCAGCTGCGTCTGCGATCTCCTGCACCTGATCGACGAGTGTCTGCCCGCCGGGGATGCGATCGCGCGGATCCCACGCCGTGTCGGCAAGCAGACCTAAGTAGTCGCGACCCGTCAGCTTGACGACGTTGTCGTCGCCGACGATCTGCGTCTCAGCGTCGTCGAGCACGCCGCGGATCATCAGGTTCTTGTCGATCGCCCAATCCGCTTCCTCGAGATTCTTCTGCGAGTCCCACATGTAGATGCGAGCCGCGCAGTAGGCGAGCTGATCCGGGTCGAACGGGAGCAGACGCGCGTCGAAGTCCACCGACCACGTGTCCGCCTCGTAGAAACCGTTCAGCCCGACGTTCGCCTCGACTGGATCGACCTCGAGCATGAATGGCTTGGAGTTCGCCGCGCCGCGACCGTCGAAGACGACCTCCAGCTGCGCTCTGCAACGTGGATAGAAGAGTGAGCGGGTCACGCGCACACCCCCGGGCCGCGCGGCCGGCCACCGCCCATGCCACCGCCCGCCACGCGCGCCACGCTGGCCTGTGCCGGCCCGCAGCGCCGCGGGCGCACCGCAGCCACCCCCCGCCGCGCGCGCCAAACCAGGGCCATGTAGAATCGCTCTGTCACGTGGCGCGCTCCGGGATCAGCAGCTCCTCGGTGCCGTTGAGGACCAGGCTGCTGAGATTGTTGCGATCGTAGATCGCGCGCCAGTTGTCGGCCGTGCCATAGAACTTGAGTGAGATCCGCTCGAGTGACTCACCGGACTTCGGATAGTAGATCGCACGCGGCTTCTGCTTCGCGCGTCGTGTGGCGTCGAGCTCTGCCCGGGTAGCAACGCCGATGGTCTGCCAACCGACTGTCATGGACGACGCGATCCACTCCTCCTGTCGCGCGCTGTTGAGTGCGTCTGCGAACGCCAGATCGACGTCCGAGGTCAGTCGCCCGAGCGCTAGCGTCACTTGCAAACCCGCACCGCGCAGACGACGGAATGTGGTCGCGAGCAAGAGGAGCTGGTTCAACGTGTCCGACTGGAACAAGTCGGCGCCGATGCGCTGTAGACGATCGATCGCGTCGTTCACCTCGAGTAGCGTCGCCGTGAACGCATCGATCCGCGGCGTCTTCATCGGGATGAACTTGACGGTGTCGAACTGCGTGTTGAGCTGCTGAGCAGTCTTGACCGAGTCCTCAATCCACTTCGGTAGTGTCTGAGTCGAGATCTGCACGGTCGGCTTGATCGAGACGTTCTCGTTGTCGTGCGGTGACAGCGTGATCGTCCAGCCGATGCGCGTCTTGATGCGGTAACGGATCTTGAGATCCGTGATGATGCCCGTGAAGCTCAGACCGTCTAGCTCGAACCGGACGAGCGGCGTCCTCGTGACCAGCTGCGCGAATTCCTGGAACGTGTAGAGCGCAAACGGACCGTCGCTGCGAACGAACCGCTTGTTACCCCACTTGTCGTCCCACTCGCCACTGATGTCAAACGGTTGCCACGTCGCTGCGAGCGCCTGCTCCACGACCTTGTTCGACCCGGGCATCTCGCGCCGCACAGTCTTCGCCTGGAGATGCAGGTCGATCATGTCCTGCGCGGACGAATGCTCGACACCAGTCCAGCGAAAGACCGTTCCCGTGTCCTCGAGCCCCGCGCCGGTGCGCCGCAGCTCGGTGACCGTCATGACGGCGACGGGATGTCCACTCATCGCGGCGACACCCTCCACGAGTTCTTCGCCCGGGTACGCCCGCGAGTTCTGCGCGCCACCATGTCGTCCATGTCGGCGAGCCAGCGATTTGGGTCCTTCGCCATCACGCGCTGGACCGTGATGTTAACAGTCTGTTGCGCCGGCTTCGCCTGGAAGTTCTTGTCGGGATCAACGTTCAGTCCCGCGATCTGCTTCAGGATGTCGGCGACGTCCTTGGGGTCCAGCTTGACGATCTTGTCGAGGTCGCTCTTGCGCGTGGTCTGATTATACGCCTTCTCCATGATGCGATGCTGCGCCTCAACGGCGAACGCCTGCTGATCAACACCCTTCTGTAGTTTCTTCGGCAACTCTGCCCACGAGTCGTCAGTGGCCTTCGTGCTCTTCGAGCGCAGCGTCGAGAAATATTCGGAGCGCTTGGTCAACTCGACCCACTTCTGGTCGTGAGCCAGCCACGCGTCCTTGATGTCCGTCAGTTGCGAGTGTGAGTAACCCTGTAGCTGCTCGTTCTTTCCTGAGCCGACCGAGTCGACGCCGAAGTGCGATCGCAGATACGCGTGCCAGTATTGGTCAAGCGACTGCTCGTAGGCGCGACGTTTGTCATTGGCGCGCTTCTCCTCGACGTCCTGCATCGCAGTGACTTTTGTCCCGCCAGCGCCCTGGATCGTAGACAGCCGCTTCGCAGCGGAGGCGACCTCACTGTCGAATCGCCCCATCGACGACTCCAGCTCGTAGAACTTGCGGGTCGTCTTGTCGGTGATGTCTAGAACCTGTCCATTCCACTCCTTGGTGCCGGACAGCATGTCGCCGTAGCGATCCTCGAGCTTATTCCCAATCCAGGCTCCAGCCGCCGCAGCCATACCGAGCAGCGCGCCCTCGCCTCCGCCACCCTCGCCTCCGCCCTTTAGCAACCCAGCCAGACCCTGCGCCACGTTCTGGATCCCGCCTCCGACCATGCTCCCGATCTTGATCGCGGCATACGCCTTCGCGATCTCGATGAGCGTATCGGAGTGATCCCACAGCCACTTGAAGACGTCCTCAACGACGTGCAGACCCTTCACGATGTCCTGACCAATCGTGTGTCCGATGTCGATCAGCTTCTCGTGATTCTCCTTGATCCACTTATTCCAGGAGCGGACCTCCTTGCCAATCTCCTCGAACACCGGCTCCAGCGCCTCGTTGGCGATCTTCAGGATACTGTTTTTGATCCCTTCGAAGCTGGCGCCGACCTCCTCCTCGTGCGTCTCGTACGCGGTGTGGATCGCCTCCGTGCCGAACGCCTTCTGCAGAGCCTCGGCGCGCTTCTCGCCGCTCATGCTCTGGAACTGCTTCATCGAGACGTCGACACCCTTCTGACCCAGCATGCGCCGGAGCCAGATGTCGCGCGCCTGTCCAGTCATGATCGCGCGCTGGATGCTCTCGGAGACCTCGTCCGTAGACTTGCCGTAGACGATCGCCGCCTCGCTGGCGTTGATCGTGAACTTCTCGATGTCGCTCAGGCTCATCTGCGCCTGGAGCAGCGGCGCCGACAGGCCAGACATCGTCTTCACGAGCTGGTCAACAGGGAGGTTCGACTCCCACGATTCATCGGTGAATCGCTTGACCGACAGCGCGGCTCGATCCCACGACTTCTCGAAGTCGGCGCCGGTGGTCAGCGACAGGCTCGCCGCCAGCGCGTTCTTGGACTCCTCGATGGCCTCCGAGTACTCGTAGACCTTCTTGACGCCCTCGAAGCTGAGCCACGCCTCGGCGAGATGGTGGATCGACTCCTTGACGCTCTCGACGGTCTCCTTGAGACCCTCCATCGACTCGTGCGCGCGCTCGCCGTGCTCCTGGAGCTCGCGCATCCCCTTGGCGACCTCGTCGCCGAGAAGCTTGTAGTCGATGGAGACTACGTATCGTGTCTCGTCCATTGGCGCGTGCTACTCGTCCGGGAACGCGGAGTTGTGCTCCTCGATCCGCTTGCGAAGTGCCCTGCGAACCAACGCACGGCGGCGATTACTGTACCGAAGCCATCTGTCCAAGTCAGGAGCACCTTTAAGGTGCCACGCGAGCCAGACCCACTCGTCGACGAGGCCCTGTTCGACCTCGCCGATCAGCTCTTCTGCGGTGCGACGGCGCTGCCCGCCAGCGCCTTCCGAAAATCCCGCTTCTCCTCCTCGGAGGCCTCGTTCAAGAAGTCGAACACCTCGCCGACGAAGTCACGCGTGCGGTTCGACCAGCGCGGGTACTGGACGCAGCACGCGCCGACGACGGGCTTGCCGTCCACCTCGACGATCGCCTGCGCCACGATCTGCTGTCTCATCATCATGCCGAACAGCGGGCCGCTGATTTCCTTGCCGTCGGACGTCAGGCAACGAGCCGCTGCGGCAAGCGAGTCCTCGCCATTGACGACTCTGACCGTGACGCTCTGCACGTCGAGACCTTCGATGCCGAGCTGCTTGAAGTCGACCGTCTTCGTTCTGTCCACCGTTTCCACCGTTTCCACCGGGCCAGATCAGTCGACGCGTTCGCCCGGTGGACCGCGTCGGGCGTCGTTAGGACGACGCGGCCGTGTTGTACGAGCAGAACCCGGTCCAGGAGTTCATCTGGTAGCCGTCCTTCGGGATCGAGTTCGAGTCCATCTTGAGCGCCATGTCGCCGGACAGCGTCTCCGTCCGAACGATGTGACTGCCGTCGCGGTACTCGTAGCTGAGGGTGATCACGATGTCCGGAAGCGGGTCGGAGTTGATCTCCGCAGCCTCGATCAACGCCCACAGCTCAGACCACAGGTGATCGCGCTTCTCGGTCTTGAACGAGATGTCCCAGCCGGTGACGTCGAGGTCGCCGCGAGCGCGCTTCTCGCCGGTGAACCGCTTCTTCGCGATCGACGCGTCCGGCTTGACGTCGATGTCGTGGATGGTGGAGAACGAGCCGCCGAACGGCACGTTGTCGACCGTGATCTGAGCGCGCGCCTCCTTGGCGCGAATCTCGCCGATGCCTGCCATGGTCTAGCTCCTTTGGGTCACTGCTCCGAGATCACGGCGTCGACGCCGATCGTCGCGTTGAGGAGGGCGCGCTTCACCTTGGGGATCAGCGTCGCGATGAGCAGTTCGTGCTGGTCGCCCGCGGTCTGATCGCTCGGCGAGTTCACGCTCGAATTGTTCACGTAGGAGAACTGCGGTACGCCGCTCTCGCTGCGAAGGATGTATCGATCCGAGCGGGCGAGACCCTCGAGGAAGCTCGAGATCGCGCCGGCGCGCGCCGCGCGATTGCTCGGCGTGTTGCCCTTGAACTGATCGCCGCGGATGCGGTTCGCGCAGGCGTTCAGGATGAAGTCCTTCATGTAGCGACCATCGAGGTCCTGATTGTTCTCGTCGAAGTCGCACGTGAGCGCGTTGCCGGGGATGACGACGTCGTTCCCCTTGTCGTCCTGGTCGCGCCAGATGAACGACACACCACCCTTGTCGAGCGCGTCCCGGATCGGGTCCGAAAGCTCGAAGGTCACGCTCCGAACCGCGCGCGTGTAGACCGCGTTGTCGAAGTCACCCGGGTGAACGTCGGGGTCCGTCTGCGAGAGGATGCTCAGTACGGAGAGGAACGGCTCCATCGAGACCGTCGCCTGCGTGACCGGATCCACCTCGTTGCCGTGATTGAACCAGTACGACTCACGATCGCTGTCGAGCGTGGCGCGCTCCGTGATCGCGGCCGTGTAGAGCACGGTCGCGTCATCCGGGCAGACGAACCACACGCGCTGGCTCGCGCGCGGGGCGAGCGTGCCGTCGACGTAGGTCTTGAGCGCTGTGTTGGACCGACCGACGACCGCGCACGCGTGGATGCCGCGCGCGTCGTTGATCATGTCCATCGGCCCGCCAGTCGCGATGTAGTCCGAATCGGCGATGCTGCCGTCGGTGCCCGCGACGGACGTGTAGCCGGAGACGGTCTGACCGAGGCTGACGAAGCCGTCCGCGTCCGCGCCGTCGGTGCTCGGCGCATTGTTGATCGGCCTGCCGTTCGCGAGCTTGGTCAGCACGATCCAGTTCGCATCGTCGCTGCCGACCACGAGCAGAAGGTTGTCGTCGGTGCTCGTCTTGATCTTGAGGTTCTGGTACGTCTTGACGACGCCGTAGAGCTTGACGACGAAGTTGAACGCGTCGACGTCGCCGTTCGTGGCGTCCGTGACCTTGCCCTTGACGTCGTTGCCCCACAGACCGACGCTGCTCGCGGTCACCTTCAGCACCTCGGTCCCGCCACCTCCGGCCGCGGTCTCGTAGTTGAAACTTGCGGCGACCGCTGCCGCTGCGGCGACGCGCGCCACAGCGATCTTGCCCCACCGGCGACCCTGTAGCGCAGCCCAGACGTCGCCGGCCCGCGTCCCGCCGTTGACGGCGCGATCGCGCCCGCCGAACACGTCGAGGAAGCGGCGGTAGTCGTCACAGAAGACGAGCTTGCCCACCGGGCCACGAAGACACTTGCCGGCGAACCCGATCACCCGGTTGCGCTGACCACGCGTCGGGACTGCAGGAGCGTTCTCCTTGACGTAGACGCCGGGAGCGCCCATCTGGGACTCGCTCGTGATGAAGCGCGGTGCAGGCATCGGGTTCTAGCTCCTCTGTTGCAAACTATCAGACGGAGATGGTCACCGTCTCCGTGTCGGCTCCACCATCCAGATCTGTCACGTTGCCGTCAGCGCCCATCGGTTGTCGGAAGTCCAAATCGATCCCGACGATGAACCGCTGGACGAGCGGACTCGTTCGCGGAACGAGGATCGGCACCTCTAGGTCGAACTTGATCCAAGCCCAGAGCCGCTCGGCAAAGACGAACTCGCGAGTCCACTCCGAATCGCCGACGAAGACCGCCGCGTTCCACGCATGCGCCAGCTCGTACTGACCGACGCGCGGCCGCGACATCTCAACCATCAGTCTGCTCGGCGCGCCGTCATCGAGCGTGAAGAGTAGGTCGATCTCGTCCTCGACGTCCTCGCGCTTGCCCGGGTGTCTGCATCCGACCCAGATGCGTCCCGATCCGATCAGCGTCCCGACGCACGACAGACGGACGCCGTGCTGGATCACCACTGGTCCAACCGGAGTCTCGCCGGCTCTGGCGCCGGTGAGCGGCTCGCCATCGGAGCCGACCATCAGTTCATCTTCCTGCGCCCATTTGCGGCTGAAGCTCTCGAGCCAGACTGCGACGCGCGGATACTCCGCGACGCTAGATGGCGGAGTGGAGATGACCGTCGGCTTCTCCTGCAGACGCACGCGCTGCGCGATCGCATCGCCAAGCGCGCGAGCCGCCTGTCGCCGCAGGCCACTCACTCGTGACCCTCCCCCGGTGGACCGAGCACGCGACTCAGTTCGGCGTGGAAGAATTCGAGCGCCTTCGGAAGCGCGCTCTTCATCACGTAGCGACCCTCTTGCCCGACCTCGGCGTGCTTCTGCACGATGGCCCACGAGGCACTCTCGGCCTCCTCCTCGGAGAGGCCGAGCTTGCGTACGCACCACGCACGGATGGCCTCGCGTCCTTCCTGCGACGTCTTGTGCGGTCGCGCGCCAAGCTCCACGATCCCAGCGTGCGGTGCCTCGTTTGTGACCGAACCCCCCTCGACGACGAACGAGTTCTTGTAGATCCCCATGTCGGTGATCCCCATCTCGTCCGTCAGCTCGACCAGATACGCCTTGAGGTGAAGAGCCGCCGCGTGACGCGCCTTCTCGACCTGACGCACGTGCGCCTGCACGTCGGCACCGAGTCGCTCGACCAGCTCCTCCATCGGGACGTTGATCACGACGCTCACGCGTCCACCCCCGCCGTCGGACCGAGCGCGCTGGTCTCGTTCAGCAGAATGTACCAGTCCGTCTCGTCCCCATCCTTGTCGCCGCGGCGCGGCACCGGCTCCGCGGCGAGCACGAACCATCGCACAGCCTGACGCTGACCGTGCGCCTCGGTCAGCCGATAGGCGACCTCGCTGCGATCGTCGACGCGCGGTTGAAGCTCCTCCATACCGTAGGCGAGCGACACCTGGGTCATGGTGACCTGACCCTCCGACTCGCGACCAGCCGGACCCATGCGATCCTTCGTCACGCGTCGGACCATGGGCGCCGGATCCAGCTCGAGCACGGTGTCTCGCGCCGTTCCTTCGCCGCGCTGCTCGCCGGACCACCGACGCGTGACGATCGCCACGCTCCACGGGCGCGTACCGAGCGCCCCGTGTACGTCGCGCCGAATGTCGTCCACCACGCCGACGAGAGCGTCGGCGAGCAGATCGTCATCCAGTGTGGCAGTACGGGACATCGGTCAGTGCGGGTCAGCGATAGCCGTCGAGCTGGAGCCCGGTGACGTGCATGGCGTACGCGCCGGTTCCAGTGTGTGCGGTCATGCGCGCGCGCACGGCCGTGAAGAGCAGCGGCATGCCGTGCGAGTCGCTCGCCGGAATCGCGATCGACATGTTCGTGCCGGCCGGGAAGTCGGTGTCGGCGACCGAAGCCGAGAAGTCGGGTACCCAATTGTTCCCGTCGTACGACACGTCGACGTGGAGCGTGACCGTCCCGTTGTCGGTGATCTGGTCGAGCGTGATCACCATGTTGGTCATCCCGCGAACGTCCGCCTGCGCGACATCGGTCGCGGCGTGCATCGCACCGTCGCCCGCAGCCGTCGAGTCGGTGGTGATCTGAGCCTGCTCGGTCAGGAACTTCGGCATCGTGGTCTCTCCTCTAGCGTGAAAGTGGCGCCCTCGTCAGAACGTTACGCGGAAACGGTGGAGGAAGCCGCAAATGCCCGGCGAGGGCGCCGAAGCGAGGCGGCGATAGAACTAGTGGTCGTACGGGCCTCCGGAGTCGACCGTCGGAACGCCGGAGATGGGATCGATGCGGCGCTCGCTGGGATCGCCGCTGTAGAACGAGCCGGGATCGCGCGAGTTCGTGCCGACGCTGAACACGTCACCGCTGACCGAGATCTTGAGGTAGCGCGACAGCTGCGTAACGTAGCTGCGCCCGAGACGCCACAGATGGTCCAGCGTGTAGTGTGCGCGGAGCTTGATGCTGCCGTCCTCGATCGCTTTGCCGAGCGGGATCGTCTTGTGAACCTGCTCCCGGATGTCCTCCAGCTTGGAGAGAAGATCCCGGATGATGAAGCCTGCGACGGTCTCCTTCGAGTCGAGCGAGTTGATCGCACGCATCGCGGGACCGTCATCCTCGAATACGGAGTACCCGAGGAAGAACAGCATCCGAGTCTTCTCTGTACTGGAGAACGCCACAGATCACTTCGCCTGTTGGACTGCCGCGGCGCGCGCTCGCGCACGCTTGTCGCCGACCCACAGGACTTGCTTGTTCGTGAGCAGCTCGACCGCGCTCGGAACGGCGTCCTTGCCGGCCTGCATCTGGCGCGGAAGCGCGTACGCCTTGTGGATCTTCGTCATCTCCCCGGGCGCGAGCTTGTAGCGCACCCCGTCGATCTCGAATCGCATCGGCGTGCTGCCAATGTTGATGACGTCGACGGCGTTCTCTTCCGGTTCCTGCTGCTGATCCTCGGTCATTGCTTTCTTCCTCCGTTTGATTCGGCGTCTATGCCACTCGCCGGTTGCCCGGTGAGTGGTCTAGGCACCGATTCACTCGGCGCGGAACGCGATGTCCTTGATCAGGAAGTGAGCGTTCGGCCGCGGCACCTTGAGGCCGAGCGTCACGTCCACCATCCAGGACTCGAAGTTGCCGGACGACGGCAACGCGATCACGTTGGCGATCAGCGCCTGACCAGCGCCGGCCGGCTGACTGGTCATGTCCTGCTCTTGCGGGAGGCCGGCGACCGGAACCGTCGCCATGATCTTGCCGCGCGCGATGCGGCTCGGCGCCGTCGGGAGGTACTCCAGCGCGATGCAGTCGTCGCAGAAGAAGCCGAGGTAGCCGGTTGGGACGCTGATGTCCTTGAACACCGGGACGCCGTTGACCTCGACCGCGTCGAAGCCGAGCGCGATGTTCAGCTTCTGCCCGCGGATGTAGACCTCTTGGAGGATGCGGCGCTTGCCGGCCTCCATCTCGGCGAGGAGACGCCAGATGTTCGAGGTCGTGATGCCGAACGTCGGGATGCGACCCGAGGCGTTGAACACCTGCTCGAACCCATACTCGATCAGCTGGAGGCTGATCGCGCGGGGAACACCGCCGTTCGCGAGTGTGATACCCGCGGTCTGCGGGTACGTGCCGCGGTTCAGCGTGCCGGCGTACGTGCCCGACGCCGACAGCGGGCCACCACTGCCCATCGTGAGGCCGTACAGCTTCTGCGGCGGGCTCGAGCCGTCGCCGGCCCAGATGTCGTCGTTGATCAGCTTCGCCGAGCGCTCGCGGGCCTGGAGCATCTTGAACATCCAGGTGTTCGCCAGCTCGGTGCGCGAGAACTGCGCCCCGTCCTCGGCGCGGCCGGTGATCTTGAACGCGTCGCCGTACTCCGCCCACGGCAGAGTCGCGAGGATCTCTGTGTCGGCAGTGAACGTCGACACGGACTGACCGTCGTCGAAGACCTGGCCCGTGCCGGTACCGACCGACACGTCCCAGGCGAGGTTCTTGCCCATCCCGACCTCCTTACGCAGGAGGTTGGTCGTCACGGACGAGCGGTTGTACTGCTTGACGACCTGCTGACGGATGAACTGCTCGAGCGCAGGATTCAGCGCTGTGGTGTCCGTGACAGCCATGACCGTAGCTCCTTGTGTCTGGGGCGCCGATCAGACGGCGCGAGCTGCTCTAGCACTCCTGCCAACCACTATCGCGGGTCGACTTGGCGAGCAGCCCTGTGACACCGGGCTAGGCGAGCGACCTGTGTTCCACCCTCAGGTCGGGTCACGTTTCCGTGATGATCCAGCTTAGGCACACCAGCCTGTGGGCACGCAACTGTGATTTTCAAAATTCGTACAGTTGCGTGCTGGCTCTGCGCGTGCCCTACCGACTGTTGCCGGGGATGCTGCCGGCGATGATTCCGCCGAGCGTCTCGAGCGTGAACGGCCCCTTGCCAGCGCCGTCGCCCGGTCCGCGTCCACCACCCCCACCAAGTTCGCGGGGCGGAGCGACCTCCTTGCCGAAGTCGGTCTTCGACCACGCTCCGATCCCGTCCCGGTACGGAACCAGCTCGCCGTCGGCGCCCTTGTAGAGGATCGCGTTCGACTCCGGGTCGCGCACGACGTTCTTGTGCAGTGCGTCCACGACCATGTCGAGGAGCGCCGGCTTCACGAGACCACCGAGCGCCGCCTGGAGCGCCGTGCGCTCCTCCGCCGTCGAACGCGCCTTCCGCTCGTCGTCGGCCTCCTTGCGATACTTGTCGGCAGATGCCTTCGCCTCGGCCGCGTCCTTGCGCGCCTGCGCGATCTCGGCGAGCTGCTCCTTGCTCAGCCCAGCGCCGTTCGCCGGAGGCTGACCGTTCTGCCCGGTGGGTTGCGGCGCTGGCTCTGCATTCGTGTCCTCGATCAGCGCCTTGCGAAGCTCGTCCAGCTTCGTCCCCAGCGTGGCGTTCATCGCATCGCTGATCCGCTTCTCGAGGCGCTTCTCGCGCTCGCTGAAGATCTTCTGCACGACCTTGTTCACGACGGCCGTGACGCGCGCCTCCTCGTCCGCTCCGCCGTCACCGGCTCCGCTCGGATCTCCCTCCGGCGCGCGCAGCATCTGGCTTCTGTTGAGCAGCGCGATCGTGGGGTGCGCTCCGCCCGGTGGTGACGTCATGTTCGGGATCCTCATGCTCCTGCTCCTCCGTTGTCCGTGTCTTTGTCTGTGGCGTCGTCCCCGGGCTTCTCCCGAACGTCGCCGAACTGGTACGTATCACCATCCGCCGTCGTGCAGATGTAGTGATCGAAGTGTCCCTCGTCCTCGTTCTGCGTCCAGCGATCAGGCGGCGAAGTGTTCTCCGGCGCTGGGCGCTTCGCGGCCTCGATCGCGAGGTTGATTGCGGCCTTTCTCTTCTTGTCCATGGTCATACGTGCTTCCACAGCTTCACGGTTCTCGTCGCTTGCTGCGCGGCCTTTAGCTCTGAGTCGGTCATCTTCTCGACGCGCACGTGCACGTGGAGCTGACTGCCGATCGTCTCCATGCGCTCCACCGTCACGCGAAGGCCGCGCGGCAGAAGGATCTCATTCTCACCGCTGTGCTCCGACAGCGACTTAACCGCGGCGAGCGGAATCCCGGGCGCGATCGTCATGTGCAGCTGAGTGTCGTGCGTGCTGAACGCGGACTTGTCACCAAAGCTGGTCGACGAGTACGACAGCTCCGCGTACGTTCCACCGACGCCGAGCTTCTTGTAGAACTGCTGTCCGTTCACGCCGCGATGAACGACCACATCGTGGTCAAACGTTTCGCCTTTGGCGAGCACGGAGTCGAGCGCCGCGGCCCTCTTGTGCTCACCACCGTCGCGCAGCGCTTCGTTGATCGCGCCATAACCGGGTCCGGTGTAGTCAGACAGAGCGGACTTCTCGGTGGCGGTAGCCTTTTCTTCGAGGCGATCGCCCATCGCGTTGCCGTACGCCTTCGGGATGTTTCCGCCGGGCTGCGGGGGCTGTGTATTCTCGATGTCGGAACCGGCCTTCACGGCCTTCTGCTGAACCTCGTGCGCCTCAGCCCACTGTGGTGAGTTCTTCTCCGGCGTTGCTGTTTCCTGCTTGACAATCGAGGCGTACGCGCTGGCCTCTTGGTATTTCAACTGCGCCGTCTTGTAGTCACCCGCCTGGTGTGCGATCTGCGCGTCCTGATACGCGTCACGCATCTTCACTAGGCTGTCCTTCGCCTTGTCGCTGAGCGGCTTCGGGCTTTGCCCGGTGGATTGCGGTGCGACAGGTGTCGACGCCTTTGCCTCGATCGCCCCAGCCTTCTGCTGGTGCTCCAGTGCCTTCAGCGCTGCCGCCTCTTTTTGATGCGTTGCAGCCTCTTCTTGATCCTTGTGCGACGTGAAAGCCGCCGCGTGCGCCGTCACGTTCTGCTCGTGGTGCAGAGCGGACTCCTTGTCACCGAGCGCGTTGAACGCGTTCGCCGCCTTCACGTGCGCCATCATCGCAGCGTGATGCCCGGCTGAATCAACTGCATCAAGACTAGCCTTCTCCGCCACATCCTGAAGATGCATCGCCTGCATCTTCGCCGCCTTGTCTGCAGGCGACGGTGGCTTCGGTGTCTCAGCCTGCTTAGGCGCACCGACCGTGGTCCCGTGCGCTGCGGTCGCCACGGCCGCGATCTGCTTCGCCGACTGGTGAAGCTTCTGCTCGTACTCCGTCTTCGCGTTTGCCTTGGTCGCCGCAAGCGCGGCCTTCATGTGCGCCATCGCCTTCGTCGCGGTCAGCGCAGCCTTCGCGCGCTCCTCGTCGGTCTTCGCGGCGTGGAATGCGGCGACGTGCTTGTGGATCCGCTGCGCGAAATACGCGACCTGACCAGCACGATACGCGACGTCGGTCGCCGCGCCGGACTTCGGCTGCGTGACCGCCACCGGAACGGGGAGCGCCACGCCTCCAGCGGAGGTCCACTTGCCGGAAGAGTCGCGCGCTTGATCTGGGTTGAAGCTCACGCGGCCTTCCTCCCGGATCCGCTCCACTCGCTACGCCACGGAGTGATTGTGCAGCGGCAGTTGGGGTGTAGAGGTGGGCCGTCCCCGCCGTCGTACGGAAACTCCTCGTCGTGCGCGACGACGATGCCATCGAGCTGATCGCAGTCCTCACACACGCGCTTGTCGTTCGCCGCGTCCCAACGCTTCATCCATCCCGGGTCATCCTCGTCGGTCTTCGCGAGCGCCTCGTTCTGCGACTGCGTGTACGCGTTGACCGTCTCCGTGCGGACAAGCCGCTCCGCGTCCCACTGTCCACGGAAGAACTGCGCGTCGGCGATCGCGCCTCCATCAGGATCACCGCCGCGTCGCATGAGACGCCGCGCCAGCTGAGATACGGACTCCCCACGCACGACGCCCTTCGCGAGATCGCTGCGGATCAGATCGCCGACCCGACCAGCGTAGCGCGCCGCGGAGGTCTCGTGCTGCGTCATCAACGTCTTCTCGACGGACGTCATCAGCTTCGCGATCGGCAGTCGCAGCCCACCGACCGATCCGGCGAACTGTTGCTCGCCGGCGCGAACCATCGCCGCGAGGTTCTTCAATGCCGTGCCAGTCGCCACATGCGCACCCTTCGTGAGATCAGCGACCATCGCTCCAGACAGCTCGCGCTTCGCATCGCGGATCACCGTGTCCAGCTGCGCGAGCAGTGCCCGGTGACGTTGGAGCGTGTACGCCGAGACTGGATCGCTCTTCTTGATCCAGTTGTTCATCACGCGCGCCGTCTCGTCTCGCACGCTGCGTAGAACCGGCAGTACCTTCGCCAGCTCCGGCTCGCTGAGCGAGAGCAACGCGGAGCGGTTCTCTGCAACGGCTGTCTCAAAGGCCCCCATGTCTACTTCTTCGCTCGCTTGTCGGCGACGTTCGGCGCGTCGTCGTCCTTCTGCTTCTTCGACGCAGGCGCGTCGTCGTCCTTCTGCTTCTTCGGCGCAGGCGCGTCCTCCGGCGCAACGCCGCTCGGCCCGCTGGTCTGCTGATCATGCATCTCGTCCCACGGCCCGTGTGTCTGACTGACAGTGGCGACGTAGGCGAGCGCGGACTTCTCGTTGTGAGCGTAGGCGAGCGAGCGATGATGACCGTCGACGATGAGATACTTGGTGCTGCCCGGTGTCTTGACCAGGAGGATCGGCTTCTCCCATCCGCTCGCGATCCGCGCGGCCTGGTCCTGTACCTTCTGCGGCTCGCCGGCCGCAAACCAGTTCGCCGAGTTGCTGTAGTCGATCTCGTCAAGGCTGATTCTCTCCGGGCCGTCCCACTTCTCGGAGCGGATCCAGTCGATCGCCTCCGGCGGATAGTCGTTCTTGATCGAGTCGATGATCTCTTCCGGCAGCGCCTTGTCGGTCGGCCCGGGTTGCTCGCCTGCGATGGCGAGCTTGCCTCCGCGAACGGCGACCTGATCCGGAGGCGGCTGATCACTGCCATCGCCGTCGCCGGTAGAGCCTCCACCGCCGTCCGGGAATCCCGGGGGAGCGTCGCTGACTGGTCCGGACGGATCGCCGAGCGAACCGCGCGGAGGCGGGATCGTCGCGCGCAGCATCACGGCGTCCTGCGTGATGGCCTGCTCCAGCTCCTCGCGGATCGCGGCCTTCACGTCGCTGCTCACGTTGTCGCCGAGGTGAGTGATCGCCAGCTGGTACTTCTGCTCGCGCTGGTACGTGGCGCTCGGGATGTCGATGCCCTCGACGAGCACACTCTGATTGATGACGGAGTCGGCATCGCTGACGCTGAATCGTGCATAGCCGACCAGCGCCGGAACGTCGTCCGGATCCTCGCCGCGTCCCAGCGCCAGAAGCTCGCGTAGCTTGTTCGCCGCAACGACACCACGCTTGCCGATCGCGCCGAGGAAGATTTCCTGCGCGAGCGAGTCCTGTCGCTTGCTGTCGCCGCTCCGACGCAGCATCGCGCCGCTCGTGTCCTGCGCCAGCGCCATCATCGCCACGATGCGAAGGATCGCGTCGCGCAGATCCTTGAGCGCGTTGCGGCCGACCTCTGCGCCGGCCATGTTCGGGCCGACGAACTCGGCGCGATCGTCGGAGCCGCGAACGTGCACCTGTCCGGGCGCGCGCCGGCGCGAGGCTCGACTCGGATCCTGTTGTGCGTCGCTGATCACCGTGTCGACGCCGGCGACCTCCGGACCGAGGAACTCGTACAGCTGCTGATAGTTGTACTGCGTCCACTGAAACGCCTCGCCGTTCTGTCGATTGAAGTAGTTGCGGCAGAGCGACTCGATCACATCACCAAGCCACAGCGTTGAGCCTCCGCTGTGACTGACGTCGAACATCACCCATGGACAGCGCCCGAAGGAGTGCTTCCCGCTGTCGGCGACCGGGATCAGCGTCTTGTCGCCGGGCATCGGGTTGTTCTTGTCGACGCGCACGACGTATTGAGTCCAGCCGTCCGCGTCCCACACCGTCCACGTGTGGATCACTGCGTCCTTCGGCGAATCGGCGCGCGGCGTGTCATGTTGATGGGAATAGGTCTTGAGCCAGACGAGCGTGCCTTGCTGATCACGCCCCCAATCCGTGACGTGACTGGTCGGCCAGCTGATCAGATACGCACGATCGAGACCAGCCCTCTGCTGATCCGCGCGGCTCGCCGGCGCCTGCTCCGGCTGTCGCGGCATGTCCGTCTGACACCATGACCAGCCACAAACGAGCGCCTCAACGATCACGTCGCGGACAACCTGATCAAACGTTCGCGTCGACGAGCCGTCGTCGCTCAGCGCAGTCGCGTTCGTGATCAAATCCTTCCAATAGTCGTCGGTCGGCTCCTCCTCGAAGTGGATCGGATCCTGCGCGAGCCCGGCGGCGATCATGTTGATCACCAGCTGGAACACGTTTTCGTAGAACGCGCGGCGACATCGCTCGTCGTAGACAGCCGCCGTCTCGTATCCGTACTTCGGGAAGACGCGGTTCAGCACCTCCGCATCCTCGAGCACATGCTTCCCGCCGCGATATAGCGCGCTGAGCATCTGCACGCGACGTAGATCGAGCCGGTGATGGACAGCGCGAAGCTGCTCCAGCATCATCGGGCCGTAGCCGGAGTCTGGCGTCGGGAGTGCGACCACTAATCGTCTCCGTCGAGCAGAACGTCCAGCGTTCCTCGATGACCATGCATGCGCAGCTCTGCGGCGAGGCGGCGATCGTTCATTGACGAACGTGGGATCTTTGTGTCCTCGACCGCCCACAGCCGATCGTCCACAACGTTGCAGCGCACGATGATCTTCGCACCGAGCCACGAGCCGACGACGTCGCCGCCATTGCTACCGAGGATCACCGGGCGCTCGAGCATGATCTCATCCTCGTGCTTCGCCGACAGCATGTCCAGCATCAGATTGAGAATCACGCGCGGACGACCGACGATGCTGATCCCGCTGTTCTCGGCGCGCGGATCACGACCGATCGCCACGCGCGCCTCTTCGCAGAGGAGCACGAGCTTGATCAGCGGATCAAGCTTCTGGCGATCGAGGCTGTCCAGCCGCTCGATGTTCGCGACGTTGCCGATCTGGGTCACGACTTCTCCAGATCGGCAACGTCAAACACACGAACCGGCGTCCCGTCATCCAGAAAACCGTCGCGAGCAGCGTGATCCAGGAACCCACGTAGATGCTCCGCATCTTCTCGACGTGAAAGTTCCTCGCGCCACTGTGGCCCGGTGAGTCCACCAATATCTGGACGACGTAGCATGTCATCAAATCCAGCTCCGAGGATTGCACGTTCCTCGTCCGTCAACTCCACGGGTTGGACGTCGGACTCGTCAAACTGTTGGCTCATTTCGAATCAGTCCGTCACGAGGAAGTTGTTCTCGAGCACCTCGCTGATGTACGCGTCGACGACAGGACTGCCGCTCGAGTCCTCGACCATGAGCTGGATCAGCGCGAACACACCGAGATTGCCGATCGGTAGATGCGCCTTCTGACCCGCGCTGAGCGCGACGCCGAGATTCATCAACCCCTGATCCTCACCGGCCGGCGCCCACGTCTTGCCGTAGCGATCGCGACCCCACATCGCGAGCTTGCAGGAGCCGGTTCCGCTGATCTTGACCGTCACGACATACTTCACGACCAGCATCGTCGCGCCGCTGAGCAGCGACATGTCCACGAACAGCGCCGGATCGTAGACGAAATAGCTACCGAGCGCTGGGGTCTCCAGCTCGACGTCGGTGTCCTCGCTCGCCATGTCGCCGAGATCCGCGAGCGTGAACACGGTGTCTGTGTTGTCCACGATGCGCCAGTTGACACCGTCGGCGTCCTGGAGCCACATGCCAACGAATGCCGAAGGAGTCATAGTCGCCCCTGAATCACCCAGGGAGTTGACTCCATGTGAGTCTGCCGTCCCAGAAGCAATCGATGTCTCCGGCGCGACGGTGTCGCCCGCCTGCGCTGTCAACATCACGAGCGACTTACCCTGCGTCTGACGCATTTGATCCTCTGTTCTTGAAGTATTCGATCTGCTTCAGACGCTTCTCTGCCGCCTCACGCGTCTTGAAGACCTTGCTGAGCGTCTTGTCACCCGACTCCGACTTGATCACGAAGCCGCCTTTGACAGCAACGATCACGCGTCGATGCTCCTGGTGATGGCGAGCAGCGAAGCGCAGCTGAGCAGACACCAGCCGAATGCGACCCACGTCCAGCCGCCGACGTTCAGCGCGACCACGAAGATCGCCGCAGTAACCCAGATCATCAGCACGCCAATGATCATCAGAGCACGAGTGATTAGCGGGTGTCTCATACACTCGAACTAGCGTAGTCTGCCTCGGTGATCTTCGGCGCGGCGCGATACAGCGTCGTCCACGCGTGCCCGGTGGTGTCGACCTGGTCATCGTGGACGTCGCCGGAGCCGGTGAACCGAACATGCTCGCTGACGTACTCGTCTGCCCACTCAGCATCCGTCGGAATCAGCACACGTCCGTCGTTCCACGCCGCGGCGACGGGCAGAGCGCGCGTGAACTTGTCCTTACTCGGCGCCAGCTCGAGGACGCGCAGCGACGGGTCGAGCTTGCGAAGCGACTGCGCGACAGCCTTGAACCCGCCGATCGACTCGCACACGATCATCAGCCGATACTTCCGCTGCAGATCGCGCGCTAGCTGGACGACGTCTGGGATCTCGCGCTGCACGCGGATCCTATCCACGACGTACATCCTCGAGTTGACGCCGTAGCCCTCCATCGCGCAGACGAGCAACACGGAGAAGTCTGCGCTGGTCTTCGCAGTCGCGGCAGGATCGATTGCGATCACGCCACGCTTGCCAGTCCAGGAAAACCCACTGCGGAGTGAGAAGCGCGCCGGCTCGTGGAAGAGCGACGTACCCTCAGGTCGCGGGCGACCCTGGTAGAGCGCGGCGAACAGGTGCTCGCCGAGCGTGCGTCTGATCTCGACCAGATGACCGTCGTGCGCGCAGATCCCAGGACAGCGATCTGCATTCGGATACTTCTGTGGCCACGCCGCCTCGCCCGGTGTGCGGCCGAGCGGATCGTCGGCTTCAGCGATCGTCGGAATGTGGACGTGATCCCACTTGTGATTCTTGGTGATCCACCCGATCAGGTCATCCTCATGCCATCGCGTGTGCATGACGATGATCGAACCGCCCTGAAGTCGCGTGAACGCCGCAGCCTTGAATCGCTCGATGACCAGCGAGTTGATTGCCGGACTGCGCGCTTCGGCGACGTCCTTGTATGGATCGTCGTAGATGAGCAGGCCCGGGATGCGGACGCCCATGATGCCGCCCTTCGCACCCTTCGCCACGAGTCCACCCCCGCGCTCCGTGAGCCAGTGACCCTCCGTTGCCTTCGGCAGACGCGCGCCGTCGAGCTCGACCAGCTCCTTCGCGATGCGGCTCTTCTCGCGCGCCTTCTCATCGCTGTGTGTGATGTACGCGCAGAGATCGCCCGGTGAGCGCGTCGCGTGCAGCCACCATGCGATCGAGCGCATCAGGTACGTCGTCTTCCCGTGACCGGGACCCATGTCGATGCAGACGCGGACGGGTCGCAGACGGGCTTGCTCGATCACATCCAGCACCGGAAACACGTGTCGCGGCGGAGGTTGATGCGGGACCAACCGCTTGCAGTAGTCGACGAGTGACTCTCCCCCGACGAGACGGTTCATCGAGTCGACAAGAATCTCCTGCTCGTCGGGTGACAAGTAGTCGATCCACGCTGGATCAAAGTCGAGTGCGCGAGCGGCGTCACTCATTTTGCGGCCCGTCAGTTCGCGGGTTGAAGTCGCGCCAGTACGTGTTCCCGCAGCGACACGTCAGCGGAGGTTCGTGCGTCGATTTCTGCCCACAACGAATGCAGACGATGACGAAGGGATCACCCTCGGTGATGAAGGGATCGCCCGGTGGGTCCTTGCTGTGACCGTTTCCGTTGCCGTTCGACGGCTTCGCTGGAGAAAGTGCCGGTGTGATCGCCGGCCCACCGGCCTTCGCGGCTAGCAGTCGCATCTTCTCCACCAGCTGCGACAGGTTCTCGCGCGACTCATTTGTGATCGCGCCGTTGCCAACCGTAATCTGCAGCTCGGCGGGCATCTCGAGGCCGTCAAGCTTCGCGATGTGATGGAGCGCGTCGATTGCACCCTTGATGGCGATCGCCGCGGCCTTCCAGTCTTCGCTCCCCTTCGCCGACTCCCATGTCTCGATCGCTTTTGCGTAGACGTAATTGAACTTGCCGCGGATCTCGTCGCGCTGATCCGACATCGCCCGGAGTGTGCGCTTGCTGATCTGCCACGAGTCCTTGATCATCTGCCAGAAGACCATGAATCGCGTCTGTGGGATGCCGCGATTGATGGCCCACACCTCACACTGTCGCTTGCTCGCGCCACCGAGCATCTTCTGCTCTAGGGCGTTGAGCAGCTGCCGGACCTCGTCTGTAGCCTCCTCGGGGAGATACTCGGCTACCGGGTCTGCGATCACGGAGGACACGTCGTGGATAGGCTAAGCACACCAGCCTGTGGGCACGCAACTGTGATTTCGCGAAATCGACGTGGCTGCGGGTCTACCCGCCCCACACTGGTTTCTGCCCGGTGGAGTGGTGATCTTCGGGTCGCAGACCCCGAATCTCCTTAATGATTACGCGGGGTTGCTTAATGCCTTGCACCAGCACCCGCGTACGTATATAGGGACTTAACCACAAACCACCACCCTTAATAGGGTAAGTAGGGGTATAAGAGTTTAAGCCGGAGATCCCTGTGGATGCCGGAGATGCCAACGGAAAGGTGGAACCTTGCAGCCGAACTACGACCAGACGATTGCTTTTCTCCAGATCCTGTACCCCACCGGGCCGTGGATGCTGACCGCGATCAGCGTAGACAAGAAAGCAATCGACACTCACACGTTTCACATCAGCGACACCGGGGAGATCGACACACGCGAGGTCCTCGGTTGGCTGGAGTACCATCGCAAGCGAAACCTCTACTACAGCGTCAACGAGCCAATCGTAGCTGCGTACGACTCGAAGAAACTGCGGAAGTCCGACATCCGAGCCGCGCACTATCTACACGTCGACATCGATCCGCGCGCCGGTGAAGATCTCGAGGCCGAGCAGACGCGGATCGCCGCGCGCGTCGCTGGATATCGTGTGAAGCCCACGCTGGTAGTGTTCTCCGGTGGCGGCTATAACGTTTTGTGGAAGCTCGATCGACCAGTACCGATCGCGGACGGAGTCTCCATCGACGAGTCCGTGCTTCGCGCCAGTGACTTCGAGCGATACAACTGGCAACTGGAGCTAGACTTCGACACGCCCGACCACTGCCGCGACGTCTGCCGCATCTTGCGCCTCCCGGGCACGATCAACTATCCGACGGAGGAGAAGCGCAAAAAGTACGGGCGATACAACGAGACCACGGCCGTTCTCGTGTCCAGCGACGCGAGTGCGGTCTACCCACTGGAACACTTTCGTGCGACGCCACTGGTCGCCACGAACGCCACGACGACACGAACGTCGGTTCGCGCCGACATCATCCGCACGGACTCGCTCGAGAAGCTGGGATTGGACGACGACCTTCAGGTGCTGATCATCCAGGGCGGACACGAGGTGAAGCATCAGCAGAAGTACAAGGGCGATCGCTCCGCTGCGCTCTTCGCAGCGTGCTGTGGGATGGTCAGAGCAGGACTCGAGGACGCCGTCATCCTGGGCATCATCACCGATCGGCGTTACGTCATCAGCGAGTCCGTGTTGGACAAGGGCTCCGGCCAGTCGCGGTACGCCATCAGACAGGTGCAACGTGCGCGAGACCAGAACGCCGAGAGTGGTGATCAGCTGATGGAGATGAACGAGCAGTTTGCCGTCATCCAGAACTACGGCAATGCGGCGCGCATCCTGAACGAGTACACGATAGACGCGACCACGCGACGGCGAGAGCCGACGTTCATGCGCGAGCGCGACTTCCACAGCGCCTTCGCCAATCTGCCCCCGGTTCCGGTCGGCGAGAAGAAGATGATGGACGCGACACGGTGGTGGATGCGCAACCCGCGGCGCAGGACGTACGTCGGGGTCATGTTCGAGCCTGGGATCGAGCTAGAAGGCCACTACAATCTGTGGAGCGGCTTCGGCGTCCAGCCTACACCGGGCGATCGGCACCTGCGATTCCTGGAACACTGCCACGAGGTGCTGTGCGCCGGAAATGACGAACACTACGACTACTTGATCAAGTGGCTCGCACGCTCCGTTCAGACCCCGCGTACGCGCTCCGAAGCAACGATCGTGCTGCTCGGTGAGCGAGGGACTGGCAAGTCGTTCTTCTGCAACTTCATCAAGGAGATCTTCAACCCGCACACTCACACGATGAGCGACACGAACGCCCTCACCGGGCGATTCAACGCGCATCTCAGTCAGTGTCTACTGGCGATCGCAGAGGAGGCGTTCGACCTGCGGAACGTGCGACACGAGTCCATCCTGAAGTCCATCATCACGGACGAGACCCTGTCTGTCGAATACAAAGGCGTCGACCGAATCCAGATGCCGAACTACACGCATCTGATCATGACGTCGAACCACGACCGCGTCGTTCCGGCCGGTAATCATGAGCGGCGCTTCTTCGTGCTGCAAGTCTCAAACAAACACATGCAGGACACGGAGTGGTTTCTGAGTCTCGACGCAGACCAGAAGGCCGGTGGTCCGGCGCATCTGCTCCACTATCTGATGCAGATCGATCTGTCGAAGTTCAACGTTCGGCGACCGCCGATCACCGAGGCGCTCCTTCGCCAACAGCGGCATAATCTGGCGCAGGAGGGTCTGTGGCTGCTACACAGACTCCAAACCGGGCAGTGGGGTGACTTCCATCGCGGCGACTGGACTGGCCCGGTCGAGAAGGAGGAGCTTTACCGCGAGTACATCAGGGCGATGGAGTTTGTGAAGAACAGAAGCCCACTCGGTCACATCGCGTTCTACGACTTCATGAAGCAGGAGCTCAACGCCAAGTCGTATCAGACCCGCATGGCCGACGGAAAGCGGCCGTACGTCTTCCTGTTCCCTCCGCTCGCGGAGTGTCAGGCCATGTGGAAGAAGAACCATGGCTGGGTGAATCACACGTGGGAGGAGTACACGACCGCCGTGTTTGACGAGGGCGTTCTCTCGCCCATCAAGACGGTGTTCTGATGCGTCACACGATTAACGTACTCACTGATCTCAAGCGCTACGAGTGCACGTGTGGATGGACGGAGCCGCTGGCGCCGGACTGGATCATGGGTCCAATCTCGCGTCACGGGATGATGTACCCGGGTGATCTGATCGTAGTCTTGCGCGACGGAGTTTACGTCACGGAGCGACCGCCGCAAAAGCGGCGCTAGCCGCTTGCATTCTCCCTAGCCGCATGCTATACTACGCCTGTGACCGGAAGTCCGCTGTGTCCGCACTGCCCCGACCATCCGCCGCTCGGCCCGGGAATGGTTTGCTCCGTCTGCGACTACGCGGCCTCGCAGCCGCGACGCAGCCGCAAGGCGCTGCACGAGCAGCGACGACACCATGTGCAGACCGTGCTGTCTGACGTGGAGTACGTCGCGCTTCTCGAGGCCGCGGGAGTCGAGCCGCTCAGCGTCTGGATCAGGGAGGCGATCCTTCGCAGGATCACACCTGGCACTGACGAATCCCCCTTGCAATCGGACAAGGTGGCGTAGGCGCTGGCGAATTTAGGGCTTGCGTTTTGGGATGAAGTGTTGTATGTGGCGACCGTCTGATGCGGTAGATCCGGTGTCCGTCGCGCTGGCGCGCTATTGGTGGATCCAGTGGTGTCGCGCGCTCGTCGCCGCGATGCGTATGCGGGAGCAACTTCGCGGGTTGAGGAAGAGCCTTGACGATTAAGACGCCGCAGCTCCCGCACCAGGAGGAGATCTACAGGCTGCACCGTGACGATGAGAGCTATGGGCTCTTTCACGAAATGGGTCTCGGGAAAACCAAGGTGTTCATCGACGTCGCCGCGCACTTGTTCTCCGCACACATGATCGATTGCTTACTAGCGGTCGCGCCAAACAGCGTCTATCGCAACTGGCTCACACAGGAGATGCCGCTCCACTGCGGCGTTCCCTACACCGGGATGGCCTATCCGAAGAATGACGACTCCGCGCTTCATCACGCGAAGCGCGAGGTGTTCTTGGACCGAGCATTTCACCCGGGCAAGCTGCGATTCCTGTGCGTGAGCTACGACTCGTTGAAGACGAAGCACGGCTTCGCGTTCGTCGAGGCCGTGCTTCGACGCTTCCGGTGCATGATGGTCGCCGACGAGTCGACGGCGATCGCGAATCCGGAGACACAGCAAACCAAGGTCGTCAAGAAGCTCGGCAAGCTCGCGCGCTACCGCTGGATCGGTTCCGGCGCTCCGGTCGCCGACAGCGCCTTCAAGATCCACAGTCAGATCGACTTCCTCGACCCGGACTTCTGGTCGGACTACGGCGTTCGCTCCTACTCAGCGTTCAAGCGAATGTTCGGTGTCTTCGAGCCGCGTCGGGTCGGTGCGCGCAGCTTCATGGATCACGTCGGCTACAGGAATCTGGATCGGCTAACGAAGATGATCGCGCCGATCTCGTCGCGGCTACTGAAAGAGGACTCGACGGTGCGTCTGCCACCGAAGACCTACTGCGTCCGCACGTTCGAGATGCTACCAGCACAGCGTCGCGCTTACGATGAGCTGGTCAAACGATTCGAGACGGAGCTGGAATCCGGTCAGCTGATCGAGGCTCCGCTCGCCATCGTGCGCATCACACGTCTTCAGCAGATCGCCTCGGGATTCGTGTCGCTTCCGTCCGACGATCCCGACGAACCCAGCCGCGTCACGGACGTGGTCACACCGGGCGACAATCCGCGACTCCAGCTGCTCCTCGAGCTGATCGAGGAAGCGCACCACAAGGTCATCGTCTGGTGTCGCTTCACGCGCGACGTGGACGTGGTCTGTGCGGCGCTCGGTGATCTCGCCGTCAGGTACGACGGTCGCGTGACCGACAAGCGCCGCGAGGAGGCATTGACGCAGTTCCGCGAGGGTAGTCCGAAGGTATTCGTCGCCAACACGGCCGCGATCAGCCACGGCGTCACGCTCGTCGTCGCCAAGACGATGATCTACTACAGCCATCACCCGTCGCTGGAGAAGCGTCTGCAGTCCGAGGATCGGGCACACCGCATCGGACAGGACAAGAACTTGCTGATCGTGGACATCGCCGCGGAGCGCTCTGTAGACGGGCGCATGATCCAGATCCTTCGCGAGAAGTACGAGCTGGCGGCGACCGTGATGGGCGACCGATTCCGCGAGTGGCTTCGCCCGGTGGATGCCTCCGATGACGGGTAGGGTCTTCATCCCACAGCTGCCGACGCGACGCGACCGATCAACCGGGCAGATTGTGCAGGCCGCGGACCTCTCAGACGCGGAGCGGTTCGGTCGACTGGTCTATCTATTGAGCCCGACGGCGCGACCGTTCGACCGTGATCGGCGACACGGCGACGTTCCAGCGACGCTGATCCACGAGATGACCCAGAAGCTTGACGGCTTCTGCGATCAGGACGCGCTTCTGCTGAGCGGCAGTCCGGTCTTCATCGGTGCGGCGACCGCCATCGCGGCGCAGACGAATTGTGGACGCGTGCGACTGTTGCAGTGGGACAGACGTCGCAGTCGCTACTTCGAGATTCAGCTGGTACTCTGAAGAAAGCTGCACGTCACTGTTTACATGTGGGCACCAATGTGTTATACTCGGCCGTAGAAAGGGAGAAACCACATGAAGCAAGACATCAAGGAGCTGGAGATCAACGGCGTGACGTACGTGCCGAAGGGTAGCGAGGTATCTGTCGCTACCGGCCCGCGTGGGCCTGTCGTACTCGTGCGCACCATCGGCGCCGGCGTGCACGTCGGCGAGCTGCTAGAGCAGAACGGGCAGGTCGTCAAGCTCGCCGACGCACATCGCATCTGGCGATGGCGCGGCGCGAACACGCTGAGCGAGTTGTCGCGCGTCGGCGCATCGACGAAGGACCACACGCGGATCAGCGAGCGCGTCACCGAGATCACACTACTGACCGCGATCGAGGTGATACCGTGCACGCCGGACGCGGCCGCGAATCTGCGGACGCCGAGGTGGCTGTGAGCGACGGCTCCGGCTCCGGCTACGGCGACGGCGACGGCTCCGGCTCCGGCTCCGGCTCCGGCTCCGGCTCCGGCTCCGGCTCCGGCGACGGCTACGGCTCCGGCGACGGCTACGGCTACGGCGACGGCTCCGGCTCCG